TCAGTCCGCGTCGTTGTCCACGCGCTTCCCAGCGAACATCTGTAGCCGCACACGCTTCCGTGCCAGACTAAAGGCGTTCTTGACCTTCTCAATGTCCCGCTCGCTCGGATTACTCATATTGAGCGGGATGCCAGCCAGTATCTGCGCTGCCGCCTTGCCCGAGCGCTCTCGAAATTCTTTCTGCTCCGAATCGCTCATGTAGTAGTGACTGCCATCGCTTAACCGCACACGACGCCATGCGCTCGCCGGCGCATAAGCCTCATCGGGATGCGCTGCGTTCCACTTCAATAGCATCCTGTCCACTCGCTGCATCGCGGACGGAATCTCGCCCGCCGCACCGGGAACAACCTGCCGTGACAACGCATTACCCGCCTTGTTCATCGGACGCCCCCAGACGTCCACCTTCTGCTCGGCAACCATCGGCGCCACGCGCTTGACAACACCCTCGACAAACCTCGCCCCGAGTTTTCCCGGTTCAGCCTCGATGCTGGTTTCGCGCACCTTTCCGTCAGCATTACGTGCCACCTGCCTGGCAATATTTGGCACCCACGACGCGGCAAAATTCGCCCCCCAATCCGTCAGCGCCCGCTCCGGATCGCTCACGATCTTTTGCAAGTCGCCCAGACCCTGCGCGAACGTCTTGCTTGTCACGTTCTCACTGATTGCCCGTGCCATCGTGCCATACATGGCCGCGCCGTCCCGACGATTGCGCTGCTTCACTGCCTTGATCATGTCCACCGTCAGCCCGAGCATGGTCGAAAGCGGCTCGTAACGGCCGTATGCCACCTGCCGGTCACCGATCCTCACTGTGTAGGCAGACTGCCCGGTCCGCGCCTCCAGTTCCGCTACGCCGCGTTTGGCAGGATTATAGGGACGCGAGCCAGTGATAAGGAGCGTCTTTTCATCGTCGTCATCGTCGCCCTCCGCAGCGCCCGCGATGACGAGCAGCAGCGACCATGCGATCAGCTGCTCGGCGGCGTGCTTGATCATTTCCGGACGCTCGTAGGGGCGCCCCTCCATCAGTCCGCTTTTGCCGATACGGTAAAAGCCGCCCTGCACGAAACGCCCCGCCATGTTTGCCAGCCCCAGCGGAGACTTGCGTGCCCCGGTCGCAAAGATGTTCAGCACCGTCCGAAGGAACGGGATAATATAACGCATCCCCGGCCATTTCTGCCGGAACCCCTGCACCGCCTGCCCAACGCGACCAACATACGTATTCTCGTCGAAGTCGTTCTGAAACGTCAGATCCCTCGCTTTCGCCACTGCGCGAACCCACGCCTCCGACCCCGGCAGATTCACCAGCCCCTGGATGCGCCGTTCCATTCCCTCGCCGCTCAATCCCTCGCGCTTGGCGATCCGATATGCCTCCGCCCCCGCCTGCATCTGCCCGATCAGCCCCTTGAAAAACTCATCCTGAAACAACAGCATCCGCCCCGGAATCCGCACGACGCGCCCCAGTTTGCCCGAGATTGCCGCGCGCGGGGCCTCCACCTTGCCCAGATCCATCGAAATCTGCCTGTTCAGCACATCATTTTCGAACATCGCTGCCTCTGCGTCGAACGCCTTCAGCGCACGAGCCCACGCACGCGACACGCCCGGCGCGATGCCCCGCATCATCCATGAAAATTCACCCAGTTGCGGCGCGCTCGCATCGCCTCTGCCGATCACAGACAGCCCAGCGTTCAGCATCGCCTCCACGCCGCGCTGCAACGTCATGTCCAGCGCCGCGTTCAGTGCGTTGCCCGTCACGTTCGCTACGCTCGTTTGCGGCCCGGAAAGAATCGAGTTCACCCAATATTCGAACGCCATGTCGAAAGCGTTTCCATCTGCCGCCTCCATCGCGCGTGCCAGCTTTACGGCCGTCACCGCGTCGCTCAAATCGATCGGTGGCGGAATCGCCTCCGCGTCTTCCCCAAGCTCCAACTGCCTGTTGCCGAAATCCCCCCGCGCGCGCCCCATCGCATCCGCCGGAAACGACACCTCACCCGGCCCGCGAGTCGCATCTGCCGCATCGTTCTCCAATTCCCCCCGACGCCCGCCTGTCGCTGGATACTGTGCGTTGCCCGGCCCACGCAAGGAGTCTGCCGCGTCGTTCTCCAACTGTCCGCGCCGCCCACCCGTTTCCGGAGCCTCCGCACCTGGCGGAAGCTCGCGCCCGCTTTCACCCAAATCAAGCTGGCGATTACCCAAGTCAACCCGAGGCCGCCCCGTGGCATCCGCCGGATAATCCGGAGTGCGGCCAGGCGCACTCACATCACCCCCGTCCGGACGCTCCGCCTTGCCATGCACCGCCGGCCTCCGCCTGGATACTGGTGGGCGGATATACTTCTTCCGCCGTGCGTTCAGTTCCTGCTGGTTCTTCGCAAGCCCCATCATCGCGAGCGCCTTTTCCATCTCGGCAATCGCCTCCTCGCGCGAAACCTTTTTCGCCGCACCCTCGCCCTCCGCCGCACCCGACGCCAGCACGGCCACATCGACGTCCGTCGCCTTCATGCCCGCCTCAAACTTTGCCAGATTTTTCCGAATAAAGTCCGCACGGAAATCCTCGAAAACACGCCCTACCTCCTCTGTCGAAAGCCCCGTCGCCTCCGCCACCTCGCTCCACGTCCGTCCGTTGCGGATCAACCGGAATGCCCGCTTGCGCTGAGCATCCAGCGTCTCGGCAAAGTTTTCCAGCGCCTTCGCCCCGCGCAGTCGCAGGTAAACCTCGCCCCCGAACACATCCGCCAGCGTCACCCCCATTTTCTCAAACGCCTTCTCGATCTTCGCCATCCGCGCCGCGTTCGACTTCACCAGCAGCTCCGCCTTGTCCAGCGACTGCCGCACTCGCCCCAGTTCAGCAGTCAGCTTTGCCACCAGCTCCGGATTCCCGGTCTTCCGCGCATCAGCCAGTTCGCGCTCCAGCCGCGAAATCATCCGGCTCTTTTCCGCCGCCGTCGGCGCCGCCTCGATCTCTGCCCGTGCCTTCGCAGTCGGACGGAACAGCACGCTCGCCAGAAACTCCCGGTGCCTCTCCTCCGGCGACTTGAACGGATCGCGCCGCGCTGCCATTGCCCGCGCCGTTTCCGTGCCCGCCTCACGATACGCCCACGTCAAAATCTGCGCCTCCCTCAACGCCTTCGCATCACCTCCCACCATCGCCGTCTGCACCGACTCGTTGACCAGTATCTGCGCCGCCTTCACATCGACGGCCGTCCCGAACCCGTGAAAATCCGGAGCCTGCGCCTGCTCCAGCAAACGCCGTTTCACTCCCTCGTGATCATTCGCCAGCAATGCCACAGCCTGCTCGCGCCATTGCTCATGCGACTCCCGTTCCGCCTCCTCCATCCGCGCCGCGTCAACCGCATTGACGACTCCCCTGCCCTCCTCCGACTCAGCCGGATTCGCCAGATCAGGACGCCCCACCGTCTTTTTGCTCGTCCCCGCTTCCGCCTGCGCTCTCGTCTGGTTCCTGTCCACCTCCTGCCAGTCGATATCCTCGCCCAGCGCATCCATCAACTCACGGATAGCACGCTCGTCATCCGACTCCTGCGCCGGCTTTCCTGTTGGCGCGGAGAACAATTCTCCACCCGGAGCCCGTGCGCGCTCGCGGTTGGCCGCCACCCATTCACGCAACGCCGGAGCCTTTTCAAAATCATCCCCAGCGAGCCGGTGTGTCACCAAATCGGCGATACGTCCGCGCGCCAGCGTGTCGCCCACGTAGTTCCCAGCGTGCAAATCGCCCACCAGAAAGTCATGCCCGTCCACATTCGCATAAAAAATCTCCCCGGAACCCTGCGGACGCGGCAGCACGCTCGCCGGAATCTCCACCAGCCTCGCCCGCCTGTTCACATCGGCAGCATCCCACGTCGCCACGATGCTGCCCAGCGGCTGTTTGGTAAGGATTTCGCCTGTGTCGAGGCGTCCAAGCACCTCGGTGGGAGCGCCGCCGAGAGCGTTGATCACCCACGCCTTTTCATAGACATCCTTCTGCGTTCCCGTGTCGCGCATTACCCCGCCAATATTGGACAGCACAAACCTCTGGCCTACGCTACCACTGCTGCCCCGAGTGAAGACCTTGTAAACAGTGCTGTTCTTTCGGTCAAAATAGACAAACGCTTCGGCCCCGCCCGCGTCTTTTCGCAGGGTTAGGCCACTGGCACCTCGGATTGAGGAATCAGCCCCAAATCCGCCAACTCTTGGTGGCCCTGACGAATCCACGCTTTGCGCTCCTCCGGTGTCTGACTGAGAAGGACGTATTGATGCCTGTCGAACGCGTCGAGCGATCCGTAGGGCCTGCGCAGCAGAGACTCGGCCTCCGGTAATGAAAGACCGGACTCCTGTAAGTGCGTCGGATGTGGAGTGCGCAGAGCCATCACCCGGATCATTTACCGAACCCTCGTCTCCTGTCAATCCGTCGCCCGCCGGAGCCGACCGCAGGATGCCAGGCAGCCGGATCATGCTTTCGCTTATCTCGAAATCCCTCTGGCTTCCTTTGTTCTCAAAGAAGCCAAATCGCCCGTAAAACTCCTTGAGCCTCGACACTGAGGACGCCCCGAAATCCGCAGATGGAGTCAGTGCGATGATTTTTCCGTAAGCATCGGCATACGACAAAAGTTCGCGCATTGCCGCAGTGCCAATACCCGCTCCTTGATTATCGGAAGGGACGCGGATTTTTGAGAGCGTGATCACGTTATTGCGCTCGGCAATGGAACTCTGGATACCGAGCGCACCCCACTTGCGCCGAACTTCATCGAGCGACGGCGCCGGAGCCGACCGCAGCTCGTTGCCGCCCGCTGCATCCTGTGCCAATATCTCATCCACCTTCTTCTGCGCACGTTGGATGCGGCGGCGCAGCTCATTCGGCCCGCCGGAATAGACGGATTTATAGCCAAGCTCCTCCCTCCGTTTCTCGCGCCATCCTAGCGTCAGGGTCTGGATTCGGCTCTGGCGCTCCTTGTTCTGCAAATGGGGGTCGCCATAGGTATCATGTCGGTAAGCCACTTCGTAGTCGCCCATCCTCAGCTTTTGCTGACCAGTGTTCAGCCATTGCCCCGCGTCTTCCACCGGCGGCAGAGGCATTTTTTCCACTTCGGCGTAGATGCGTTCATTGTTCGCTTCCCGTGCTTCAGCAACGGCGAGTTGCATCTGCAGTTTCGCCAGAGTCTTTGCCGCGCTGACCAGTGAAGGCAGGCGCCCCGATGCCTTCATGCTGCCGAATCCGAGCAATCCCGGCACGGTCTCCGCGCTTACGGTCCGCGCCTCGCCGTCCGGCATTTCGACGGTGAACTGGTGGACAATGTCGCGTCCGGTCTCGGAGTTGGCCGCCGCCCGTTCCCAATCGCTGACGCGGCGAACCCGATCCTCCCCGGCGCGATCAACGTATTCCTCCGGCTTCCACTGCCACTCGTAAGCCACAAGTCTTGCGCCAGAGGGCCCGGCAAGGGGTCTTGTGAACTGCACGGCCTGCCTCGGACGGAAGCGACTCGCCGCGGCATGGACATCGCCGGCAGAAGCCGACCGCAGCTCGCCCGCAGATTCCACCGCCCGCCGCCATACGCCCTCGCGCGACGGAGCTTCTCCCCCGCCAAACAGACTCTCCTGGCGTGGATCACCTTCTGCCCACACCCCGTCCACATAAGCCCGCAACCCGGCCTCGATCGCCGTCCGGCTCCGGCGATTGTCCACAAGGAAACGCGTCAAATCCCGCGACAGCGAGCCCTCTTCCTCGCCCCCGCTCAAATCCATTTCGCGCTGCCCGACCAAGCCCTCCAGCGCGGCATCCACGGACTGCCCCTTGGGGCGGTCTCGCAGGGCGTTCCCGATGTCTTGAGCGGCCCGCGCCACGTCCCCCGAAATATCCAGCGGATGCAGCGCCCCGTCGGCAATCCCCTGCTTCATCCGCGCAAAAGCCGGGGCCAGGGCGAACAACGCCTGCGTGATGTTTTTGGCCGAGTCCTCCGACTCGCCCGCCAGCCGCAAAAACGCCGCCTGTCCCTCCGCCGTCCCGCCATACGCCTTCGCGAACAATGCCAGTTGCAGCCGCCGCTCCACCTCCCGCTCCGTCAAATTCGCCCCCTGCACCCCGAACGCCGCCTCCACAAACTCCGAGCGGAACGCCGCATTCTTCGCCGCCATCAACCCGAACTCCGGATCGTAATTTGCCAGCACCTCCGGCGTGAGCGCGTCCGCATCCGCCGCCGCCTGCTCGACCGCGTTCGTTTGCGCGCCGGAGAATTCATTCGATTCCTTCGACACCTCGCGCAGTTCCTGCATCGACATTGGCGATACGATGAGCCGGGCCAGCGTCGGCCTCGCCGCCGCGCGCACCCCCTCCGCGCCGATCCCGCGCCGCGCCGCCACCCCCTCGACCGCCGCCGGATACCCCGCCGCAGCCTCCGCAAAATCCGGCTCCGCATACATCAACGCCTTCGCGTTGGCGCGCCCGTTCCCGATCACCGTCACCGCCCGGCCGTCAACGACCGCCATGACCGGCGGGCCCGAATCAGGCGAGCCCGTCTTGGACTCCTCATCCAGATTCGGGCGCCCGGCAATTCGCGCCTGTTGCTGCCGGTAAAACCGGTCCGCCCGATTTCGCGGCTGCAACTCCGGCGGGTATCCCTCGTTGACCGCGCCGCTCGCGTCGTGACTCGTGTTTGCCGTCGCCGCGTCGATCACCAGATTGATCACCCAATACTCCCGCCCCTTGTGTGTCACCTTTTCCGCATTGCCAATCTGCGCCACCTCCACCCCCAGCTCCTTTGCCAGCAACTCCCGGCTCGCCGGCGCCACGCGCCCTTCCCCGTTTACGACCACGCGCGAACGCGGCCCCGTCTGCCCCTCGCCCGCGTTGCCAAACAGGGCCAGTTGACCTGGGGCCGGATCGGGCGACTCCGCCAAATCCTTTGCTCCACCCGCCACCCCCGCGCTCGGAAACTCGCCCGTCAACGCCAGCAAATCACGCATCGGAGCCCCCAGCATGATGATCCGCATCGGCTCGTCTGGCCGATCCGTCAGTGCCGCCATCCACTGATGATGCCCATCCAGCACATGCCTGTCCGACGACACCAAAATCGCCCGGTCGCCACCCTCATGCTTGCGGGCCTTGTCCACCTTGCCTTGCGAATACTCCGCCTGCGTCGGCTTCAACGTCCCCGGCAAGACCTTCCCCTCAGCATGACGAATACCGCGGCCCCGTAAAAACTGGACCAGCGCCCCGCGCGCCTCGGCCTTGATCTGCGGCATCTCCGCGCGCGGGATGTTGAGCGATCCCGATTCAGGAGAAAACGCCGTCCACTCCTTATCGATCTTCTCACCCTCCAATGAATCCGGCGTGGAGGGGAAATCGCCTACACCTGACTGGTATCCAGTGTCTCCACGATCAGGTTGCCCGCTTCGACCGGCCCCATCATCAGAAGGCGTTCCGAGGTCAGCTTCTTTTCGAGCGTCAGCAGCGCCACTTTCATCCATCGCTCGTCCGTCTCCCACTGGCGCAGGCTGACGATCTGCATCCCGCTGGCCGGATGCGGGGGGCGCGACGCCATTGCCAGTATCGCCAGACGAATGACTGCCATCCGCCCGATTTCCTGATTCGGCAGCGACGACTTCGCCAGCAACAGTTCCGCTGCCTGATTGAGAGGATGAAGGCTTAGATTCACGCCCAATAGACAGCATCTCGCGCATACGTCCCTCAACCCTATTCGCCGCCCCCTCCATTGCCGCCGCCGCTTCCGCCTGTGCGCCATCCGCACGCAACCTCGCTGCCGTGTCTCGGAAATACCCCGCGATGCGATCCAGCACCGCACGAATCTTCTCCAGCACCCCACGAGGCACTGTCGCCTCCGAAATTTCACCCCCGAAACGCCCCTGCACCACCATCCGCAAAAATTCATGCCCCAGTTGCCAGTCACTTGGCGCCGGCGCGCCATCGCGCACATAAGCCTCGCGCACCGCAGCCTGCACCTTTTCACCAAGTCCCTGCCATATCTCCACAATCTGTCGTCCACCCTCCGATCCAAATGGGAAAAGCCGCGCCGCCACCGCATGGATTGCCTCCTCCTGCATCAGCCTCTTTATCCGCTCAGGACTGGCAACCGCTGCCGACAAATTCGCCGGAGCCGCCAAGTCTCCCAAATACACATGCAGCTCCCCATCACCCTGCATGACAACACCACCGCTCCCGACACCCTCGTCATGCACCACCACGCCCCCGGTAAACGCAGACGCATACTCCTTCGCAGCGCCCTCCAAGGCCGACACGACACGCTCGGCAGCACGTCGGCGCCCCGCAGGCGACACGCGAGCCAACGGCCCCGTCTCCGCGCTTGCGTTGATCGCCCTCTCCAGCCTGCCGGCGAGCGACCCGTCATCACCGGCACCAGACGCCTCACGCCCGCCGCCCCTGGTTCCATCGGCCCCATGAAATTCCACATCCTTCACCCCGGCCACGCCCGTCTCGGCCAGCCATTGTGCCGCCGACGTCGTGCTGTTCACCTCGCCACCCGTCGATAGCCTCGCTCCCTGCGGGATCGCCACGCGCCGCGCCTTCCCATCCGCATCACGGTAGCTCACCGAATTGCCTTCCACCGCACTGGATGTCGGCTTCGCGCCCCCCGCCTCTTTCCGACTCGCCGCCGCCTCGGCTCGCGCCTTCGCACGCCCCGCCTGCTCAACCTCGCCCATGCCCACCAACTCCGCCGCCCTCGACGCACGCGCCTGCAACCACTCGCGGGCACGATCCGTGACCACCACGCCACCATCCACCTCGCGAAACATCGGCACCGTCCCCGTGTCGTCCGAAAACTCCAACTTTTCGACGGCCCTCACCGCCTTCTGCTCCTGCGCCGTCAACGACGACAGAGGAGCCCCGCCAGCCACCTTTAAAATTGCCCTCGCTGCATCGCGCCCAGTTCCCGAATCCACGTTCACCGGAACAGGCACTCCATCCTTGCCCGGTTTCGCCGCCGTATAATCCGGCATCGTGGCAATCTCTTTCTCAGCAGCCTGCGCCTGCGCCAGCCGGTTCGCCTGGCCCATCGCCACCTTCACCAGTGCCCGCTCGGCAGCGATCAGCCTCTCGTTCGCATCAGCGATTTTCTCCGGATCGCCATTCTCCTGCGCGGCCTGCGCCTCAGCATCGGCCTGTGCGTGCTCCTCGCGCGCCTCCACGACCCCCGGCACGCTTCCCGCAAGACCCACCGCGCCAGCCATGTCGGGCGACGCCGCCACCGCATCGTAATTCGATGTCAACGTTTCCCGCATCGCGCGCAGCGCACCCAGCGCATCATTCTGCCCGCGAATCACACGCCGCAACCGAACGCCACTCACGATCTGTGTCAGCGCCGAAATGATCGGTGCACTGCCGCCGGCGCCGATCATTGAGTCTCCGACTCCCTCGAAAAGATCGCGATGCTTGTCGTAGAACGCCCTCGCCACCGCATTGCTCGACATCTGCTGAAAAAACTCCTGCCCGGTATTCTCCAATGTCTCCTCAACAATCTCTCTGGTGAACCGCCGCAACGCCGTTGACCTCGCCTTTCCTGTGAGCCGATCCGCCCACTTCATCACCGGCAGCAGCTCTGTCGCGCCAATCGCCATACCCAGCGGGGCCAGCAAAATCGCATCCTCCTGACTCCAACCATACGCCCGCGCCTCCTCAAACATCGCATCTGCCTCCGATGCCCCGCCGAGCCCCACAATCGACAGCCCCTGCAACCACTTCAGCCCCTTCGCGCCAAGCCCCAGCGCCTTCCCCGCCTTCCCGATCAAACCCGTGGGGGCCAGAAATCCCAACGCAGACCCAGCGCCACCGCCAATCAGCCCCGAAACCGACCCCTCTAGGCGCGAGTCCCTCCCGCGCTCCAGATCCGACGCCCAATCGCTCCCCAGCGCATACAGCGGATTCTTCTCCACCGTCACCTTGTGCTCGCGAAACATATTCGCCGCCGCATTGGACAACTCGCCGACGAATTTCAGCGGCGAATAAAGCGCCGTGTTTGCGAACGCAGCCCACCCCTCATGCAGCGCATTCGCCATCGTGCGCCCAGCACCCGGATTTTCCCCGAGCCATTCGTCAACCGCCGCCTTCAGGCGCGGATCATGAGGCGGCGCTGTGATCTCCGCGCTGTTGCTCTCGTTGAAAAACCCGCTCCAGAAGCCGTTCGATTTTGCCAGTTCCGGGTGCTTGCCCGCCAGCCACTGCTGGAACACCCCGTTTTCCCGCACACGATCCTCCAACGCCGCCCGCGCCAGTTTGTCCTCCACGCCGAACCTCCGCGACATGACCTCGGCCGCAGCTTCCGGCAAATCCCCTTTGGCGACAGCCGTATCCAGTGCCCTCCCCCATCCCTCTTTCCCCTGCCTGCGCACATCGGGATTCACCACGACCCCTCCCCCTGCCAGCTTCGCGTAAAGCGCATCGCTCTTCTGCGAATCCCCCGTCAGAAATCCATGCGCACGCGCCGCCTCGACAACCGCGGCATCGGACTCCAGCTCCCTGCGCCGACTCTCGCTGACCTTGCCCTCGTAAAGCTCGCGCCCACGCTCTGCCAACCCCTTCGCGGCCTCCATTTTTTTCTCCGCATCCTTGGACGCGCCCTTCACATCCGCATCGAAAACCTCCGCCGCTCCCGAAAACGCCGACCACCGCGCCAGCAACTCCGACCTCCGGCCATTCAGCCGCGCCACTTCTGCGCGCTCCTCGTCCGCTGAGCCAAATCCTCCCGACTGCTGCCGCTCGCGAAATGCCGACACCTCCTCCGCCAATGCCCCGGAATCCGCCGCCAACCCCGTCCGCTCCTCGTCCAGCTTCCGCAGCCGCTCCCCGACCGACAGCTTTTCGCGCCCATCGGCCATCGACGCCTTCTCTGCGGCAATTCGCTCACGTCGCGCCCTTGCCAGCGCCTCGCGCTCCTGGGCCACCGCCGACAACCCCACGCCAAACTCCTCCTCCTTCGCCCGAATGTCCAAATAAGCCTGATCCTTCTCAGGATCTTTCCCCTGCGAGCGCAAATACTCCGCCCGCTTCGCGCTCGCCGACGCCAGTTCACCCTTGCGCATCGACAGATCGTAAGCCTGGCGCTCCAACTCCGCCGCCCGCTGCGCCTTCACCAAATTCCCCTCCGCCCCCGCCTTCGATTCCGTTGCCGCCTGCAACACCGCCGCGCTCTCCGACAGCTTGGCCACCTGCTCCTCAAGCGCCCTGCGTTTCGCCTGCGCCTCCGCTGCCCGCGCCGTAGGCTTCGCGCCAATACCTAACACTCCGCCCTCCGTCTCGTTCACGACATCGCTGGGAATTGCCGCGATTTCCCCCTGCAACGCCGCCTGCCGCGCATGCAAATCCGCCATCTCCTGCCGCGCCTCGACCACCGCCAGCTTTGCCACGCTCTCCGCATCGCGCAGCACCTTGCCTCCCGTCGCCACAATCGCCCGCTGCCGCGCCGCCTGCCACTTCTTTGCCGTCGCTGCCAGCGTCTCGTCAGGGCCCTCCGCCAGATCATCCACATGCCCCGCGCGCTCCACCTGTCCGTTTCCGTAGTCGAAATACAAATACGGATCAGCTGCTCCCTTGCGCCCGTCGAACCGCACCGGAGCCTGCCGCTCCTCGATCTCGCCGCGCGCATTACGCCTCGACACAAAGCCGCTCTTTCCCTCCGCCTTCGCCCATTTCGATTCCACGAACACAGGCCGGCCCTCGGCATCAGTCTCCTGACGCAAAAGTCCCGTCGTCGGATCACGCGACACCTTCGCGCCCCCCGCCTTCGCCCGCTCCGCAAAATCCGCGTTCGCCAACACCAGCTCCTCGCGCCGTTGCGCGGGCGACATGCCGCGCCGATAATACTCCCGCATCAAATCCCGCTCCTCGCCCTCCGGAAAATAATTCAGCAGCGCATCCGTCCCCGCCGACCCTGTTTCGTATGGCGCGCGCATTCTGGCGGCAAAATTCGCCCCTGAATTCTCCAGCGGCTCCACGGGGGCAGGCGCAACAACGCGCGACGGCCGCAACCCGCCCCCTCCCTCCCCTGCCCCGACTTCTGTCACAGGCTCAAGCCCGTCCGCCGCAGACTCCACCGTATCAACCGATGAAAAGTCCGGCTCGTCCACATGCACCTCATCCTCGTCAACCACCGCGAACTGCGGCCTGTCTTCTTTGAGCATTGCCATGCGGCAACGCCACATCAATCACCACAAAAGTCAACGATTGGGTGACTTCATGGCATCATCAGCCGCTGCCACCGCGCTTGCGCCGCCACTCCGCCAACATTCTCTCCAGCGCCGCTGCCGCCTGCGGCGTCAGGTCAAAGCTGCCTGCCTCGCGATCCCCTTCTTTTGACTTGGCCATCGCAATCGCCTGCAGGACCTCTAGGTAGCGCCTAGGCATCCCGTCAGTCCGGTTGAAGATCTGCTCGATGGCCTTCATGCGCGTCTGAAAGTCCGGCCTTTCGTGATGCGTCTGCGCCTTCGCGTCCCACAGATACACGACTGCACCCAACATGCTCGTCAGTTCAGTCGCCGCCCTCTCCCTCAGCCCCATGCGGTCCAGCATGTCCCCCAAATCCTCCCGCTCCACCGCCCGCCCGCGAATCTCACCACCCGGAGCTCCGCCCGCCTCCTGCCCCCCCCCATCGCGTCCGCGCGCGCGACCCGCCTTACTTTCATCCTCCACCACCGTCAAGACCTCCGCCCCTTTCTGCGCAACCTCATTACCCCCATGCAAATACTTATTTACCAAGTCAGAGCCAGCCTTGCCTTTTTTCGGATTGTTCATCGTTTCTATGTTTCCAAAATTGAGGCTAATAACAGCACCAAAGGAAACAATAAACCTTGACAAATCCCCTGCCCACACGTCCGAACAATGGTGAGCGCAGCGAGCCATTGTGAGGGCAAGCGAGTGCGACGAAGGAGCGCGAGCGCAGTCCGCGAATTACCCCATGAGTCGCGAAGCCACGCGTTCCGCTTGGAACGATAGTCACCATTCAATTGACTTTTAACCACCGCGCAGTTCCACTCCACGCATGGCGCGAAACACCCGAAGCACCCAGTATTACACCGAAGAGGAAAAATTCAACGCCCGTATCCCCGGAGCCACGCGCGCCGACGGCGCCAGAATCTCACCAAGCGGTCAAATCATCAGCGCTGGAGACAGAGCCAGGATCGATAGACAGAGGGCTGCGCAAGGCGCGCAACAGGCCGGGCAATTCGCCGCCCCAGTCGCACCATCCTCGCAGCCAGGCACGGCATCGCGCCCGGCCCTGCGACCCGGCACGGCGGTCTCCGGTGTCGATTTTATGCCGGGAGGAAGCGCAAAATTCGCCGCGCAGATGAAGGATCAATCGGCCGTGCGCGACAGCGTTGAGTCGCGGATTAACGCCGGCGCCTACGACTTCTCCAAGCTCCAGCATGCTGGCACACCCCGCAGCCAAGGCGGACTCACCAGCCTCGAGCGCGCAATGGGCAACAAGGTGGGAGCCGAGGCCGACACGGCGCTGGCCGCAAGCGGAATGCCGACGGGCACGGGCATCTCCGAACTGAGCGGCGGGCAGTTCATGGCCTTTGGCCGCGATGGCAAATCGCAGAAATTCAGCACCCGCGAGGAGGCGACGACCTGGCTAAACTCGCCGACGACACCGACGCCGCAGACGGTCACGCCTCAAACCACCAATACTGGAACCGCTTCCGCCACCACAGACGATACACCCCCTTCCCCCTCCTCATCCGAGCCGCAACCCAACACAGCGCAGGCACCAGAGCGTATCGCGGCATCCACTTATGTCCCCCCAAGATTCGACGCCCCGCCCGCCCCCCTCGGCGGCGACTATCGCATCCGGGCGGGCGACCAAGGCGCAACTATTCAGGCGGCCACCCCTGCGACCGAGACGCCCATATCATCCGACAACTCGCTCGAAGCCAAAAAACGCCGCTTCCAGCAAACGAATGCCAGCGTCGGGAAACTGTTGTCCAGCGCCGGCCGCCGCATATCAGACTGGCTTGGCGACACCGGACGCAGGCGTGACAGCTGACATCACGGCTGGTTTTGATTGCCGACTGAAATCAGCACCCCATCCCGATGTGTAAGCACGCGACGGACCGCATCGCACCCGCCTGGCTTGCCGTGGCACCGATGGCAGTCGCCATCCCCGTCCGTGTCGTTCGGGCAACGTTCACGCTCTTTCTTCCACGCTTCCAGACGAGGCCCTTTTTTCCGCAACCACGCCAGTTCCGGGCATGTCCCGCTCGTGTGGTCGCCCCACTTCCCGCACATCGCGCACCAGAGTTTGCCGGGAGTGCTCATTCTTGAAACACCTCCTCCTTCCACCCTCCGCCGTCCTTCCACCCACGACTCCACCAGTGAAAATCCTCCCCACGGATTTCTCCACCGCACACCTTGCAGCGGTATTTTTGGCGGAACGGATTCGGTTCACCCTCGATGCGCTCGAAGTCATGGCGCGGGCAGGCGTTCAGCTTCGCACTGTTGGCCATCACCCTCTTGGCGATGGCCCGCACCTCCTCACGGCTGATGCCGCTGATCCGGGAAAGCGTGTCGATGCCGGTGCTCATGTCGGTCCTCCGTTGCTCTGCCGTATAATCTCACGAAACGTTGCCGTCTCGCGGATGAACATCAACGGCAGCCGTCCCGTCCCCGTATTGCGCCCCTTCTTGCACAACACATTGACGAACCACCGCGGCTCATCGCTGATCGACGCATCGACACGCTGCCGGTGCACCATCCCCAAATCGTCGGCCACCTCCGCCGGCCTGTCCAGGAACACCACCCGGTCAGCGTCCTGCTCAATATCGCCCGAGTCGCGCAGATCGTGCATTTCCGGTTCGCGCCCCTCCTTTTCCGATGAACGGTTGAGCTGGCAGAGGCAGAGCACAACGGCCTCATTGCGCAGCGCCCATTGCTTGAGTGCCCCCGTCACCCGCCCAATGGCCGCCACCTTGTCGCCTGCCCGCGCACCGCTGATGTCCGACACCAGCCCCAAGTAGTCGATTATCAGCAGACGTAACCGATTGCCCTTGGTCCGCGACTGCAAACGCGACTGGAGCGCATCCGCCCGTCCCAAGATCTGCATCAAACTCGCATCCCGGTCCGAGAAATGGAATCGCTCACTCTCGCCGAGCAATTTCACCCCCCGCAACAATTCCCCTTGGTCCACCGGATGCAACAGATGCAGATCGCGCACCGAACGAATCCCGGAAACATTCGACGCCAGCGCCGCCGCCACCGTAGGTCCGGACATTTCTCTCGAAATGAACAGCACATGCTCCTCCGCCCCCTCCGCCGCCGACCACGCCACTTGCCGGGCCAATGACGATTTGCCCACGGACGGCCTCGCCGCCAAGATGATCACCTCGCCCGGCAGCATCGGCCCCAACACGTAGTCAAGGGCAGGAAACCCCCACGACAACTGCCACGCGCCGCCCAACGCGCCAGGCCCCTCCATCCGCTGCCGCAACAGCGCTTCCGCTTCCCGCACATGATCCCCCCACGTCGGCAACTTCGCCCCCGACACGATGCACCGCTGAAGCCGGTCCATGTGCGATCCCAGCCAGTCGGAAACCCCCTCGTCGCCCCCGTATTGATACGCCGCCTCGACCAGCGACGTTGCCGACGTGATCGCGTTGCGCAGCACTTCCATCTCGCGGACGACCTTGAGCATGAGCGGCAGGTGCAGCGTGGAGCTATCCGTCTTGCTGATGCGCGTCAGATGCGTTGCCCACCAAGCCGCGCCCTCAGGCTCGCTGGAAAGCCTCGTCAGGATGGATGGCTCATCCACGGCGTCGCCATCGGCGTGCAGGCTGAGCATGACGGCAAAAATCTGCCGGTTACGCGGTATGTAGAACGACCACGGCGAGACGCCGCCTTCAATGCACAACGCCAGCGAATGCCCGTTGTCCATGAAGCAGCACGACAGAAGCCGCTCCTCCGCCTCGACCGAGTGAGGCGGCACCCGCCCCACGATTTCCCCATCCGTTTCAGTGTTCATTGCTGTGTTAAATTTTTAGCTTTCCCCAAAATTTCCGGGATCGGAGCCATGGCGCGGGGTTTTGTTTCAGCCGGGAGCTGCTGGCCCTGCTTGGCAGGCAGCGGCAAGGTTGGCTCGCGCAAGTCTCGCGTCATGGCGTTGTCGATGGCGGCGATGGCTGCCTTGTCGCCGCCGACGGCAGCCAGAGCAGCGAGCTTGGCCAGCTGCTTGTCCGCCGTGGCGGGGGCGATGGATTTGCCGCCGCGGTAGGCCTCGGCGAAGTGGACCAGCCAGCCCCCCCATGCCTCGCGGAATGCCGGCGTGTCGAGGCACGCAGGCAGGGTGCGTGAAGCCTCGCGGCGGGTGGCGTCCGGTGTCTCTGCTTGAGGCGAAGACTCGTCGCGCTCCTTCCCCCCGGCAGGGGGGATAGAGGGGGGTATTGTATTCTCTTCTCTCCTCTCCTCTCCTCTGGTCGAGACAAATGTCCTGCTTTTGTCCGGACATTTTTCCGGACAAGGTTTGTTTTTCTGTCCTGCCTCGCCGGATACATTCTGTATGGAACGCTGGATACGCTTACGCTCAGATTCACCCGCCCGCGCCTTTGCGGATTCGCTGTTGTGGCGATCCCATTTTGGAAAGCGAATGCCGACGCTCTCAATGGAAAGCCAGTCAACATCAGCCATGGCAGCGGCGAACCCCTTCTTCCCTGCTATGCTGTCCACGAGGCTGGCCGTAGCGTGCGGGACGAAGCCGTCAGCCGTCAGCGGATCAGCCCAACACCAGACGGCGACAAGGCAACCCACCACTTGGCGAGGATGCATTTTGACGCGGATTCCAATGGCGGCAACGGCAGGGTCCGTTGCCAAGTTGGTTCGAATTTTTATCCAGCTCATATAAGGTTTGTGAGAGAAAATCCTTTGATGCCGACGAACGTCGGCGGAGGGGTTGGGATTGCGACGCCGACGGGACGCCACAGGTGCAGACAGAATGGGTGGTTGTTGACGTAGTCTTTTTCCGCCGGGTGCAGTTGCATCACCACGTCATCAGGCGACCAGAAGAGGGATTTCAGAAAGGCCATCTGTTCCCACGTTGGACACCGCTGCAAGGGCACGCCCCTGCGATTGCGCACGGTCACGCTGACATGTTCCCACTTGGGAGATTCAGGCGGTGCGCAATCACCACCCGTTGCGATGCAAAACAGCCGGTCGGCTTTGTGCGGGATGAAGAACACACCGAACGGATCGCCGCGCCGGGATGAATAGGCGGCGAGGGGCGGATTTGGCAGACGGTATTCTTCGGGGAAGATCATGGCTGCACCTCCGGGAATTCCCTTACGCGCAGCTCAGGCGGGAACAGGCTGATGTCGCTCGTGACCTTGCCGCCGACCTCCATCTGCTTCATGAAGAAGGCGACACCGGCGGCGGTGACTTGGTGGCGGAGAGACAGCGCGTGTGCTGTATCCATCGGACGGCGACGGGGGCCACTCTCGCAACCGCAGATGACCCAGTCGACGGTAGGCCATGGCCTCGCCATTTCAGCGCTGGCCGTCTTGCCGTAGAAGGCACAACCCTGCTGATGGCCGCCAATGATTTCGTAGCAGGTGCACTCGCGCGGATCATAAAGCCAATCGAGACGAAGCCGCACCGGACCGAGCATCGGCTCGACCGACAGGAAGCGCACGCGAGCGGGAATCCTGAGCAGTTCCGGGATGCGCTTGTCCGCCATCGCCTGGCTTTCGGTCGTCGTGCCGATCCAGACGTTTGCGGGGGCGGTGCCGAGCACCCATTCCCCGCAAATCCGAGCAATGGGCTTGTCGCCCCTGCTCGCCGCAATCTGGAACGCGTCACCAATGGCAATGCCGTTGCCGGCCAGCTCGTGCCAGATGACGTCCAGCATCCGCTCCCGCCACAACTCCGGCCTCTTGGTGAGCAGAAGCCAGTCGAGGTTTGGCGTGCGTCGGATAAGATCGAGCAGGTCGGCCAGCCACTCGGCAGGCACCTCCGGGTCAAGCCAGTCGGCGAGCGACGCGCAGAAGACGCGGGGACGTGTGTAGTTTATCACATGTCCATATTTTGTCGCAGCAAGCACATCGCTATATTTTTGCTCAGCATCCCGGTCCCATTTGAGCACCTGACGCCAGTTGGCCTCGCTCGTGCGCTTGCGCGGCTTGCCTTTGCCAAAGCCTTCTGGCGTCCAGTGCCGGAACGCATCCTGCGCGGCAGCGTAACAATTCGCGCAACCGGGGCTGACTTTTGTGCAACCGATCCACGGATTAAAAGTGTGGTCGGTCCATTCGATTTTTGAGTCTTTAGCCATTGGTCGTATCTCCTTTCTCTCCCGGAAAGATCAACTCCCAGCGATGCGTCGGAAGCCAGACGCCCGCCGTCGCCTTCGGATACCAGCTCGTGATTTCCTTCACGCCCACGTCCGCCCACCAGTCCAGGTCGGTCCATCCAAAGTTGATGTCGAATACCCACGTCATCGTCGGCTGCGGCATGTCCGGTAATCTCGCCGTGGCGATCCAGTGGGTATGCCGGTATTGGTCCATCAGAGCCCAACGCTCCCGGCCCGGCTTGGGGCGCATCCACGGGCCATCCCATTGCACGCGGACAAGTCCGTAGGCCGGGAGGGTAAGAATGCCGTCCGTGCGGTCGTGCCCATCATCGACGTTGCGGAAGCCGACACCGAGAGACCGAAGAGCGGACTCCATCATGGAGGGATTGGTATAGTGACGCTGCTCGAAGTTGGGGATGTGCGGGCGCACGTCATCGAGCGTAAGCCCGAGAATCGCCGCCAGCGCGCCCGGCCCGCAGTTGCAGCCCCACGCTTCGGAGGCGCGGGAGGTGTCTTCCGGAGTGAAGGCAGTCACCGGATATTTGATACGGAATGGTTTGCTCATGTTAGAGGGAGTTCGTGTTTATCGGCGGGTTTCGGGGACGGGATGTAGAAAAAGCCGAGCGCGCCTTTGCAGGGATGGAACGGGAGGGGTTGGACGTTGCGGAGGACGAAGCCGTACCGACCGACTAACCACGGCGATTCGGAGAACCCTACGCAGTCCACTAGTTCCGCAACACCGACGATGCCGCCGCGTGGGATGGTATCGAGGTTCGGGATGTCTCCGTCAAATTCGAGCCGTGCGAACTCGCAAGCGGACTCGTATTCATTTCGAGTGCATCCCTTCGCGGCATGGATGAGGAAGCGTCCGCGGAATCGCGTTGTCCAGTTGCGGTTCTCGATGTCTTTGCCGGCGTGCAAGATCATCCACGCCCACGGCTGGCGGATGGAGAGAATGGGAAGTTTGAGAAGGTCGTGAGGTATCATTGTAGTGAAAAATTGGTGACTGATATACGAACGCCTCTTTCCAGAATCAGGTGTTAGGGCGATAGAGTGGAAGCTTTGCATAATTGACCGCACCCATCTCCACGTCCTCTGCTGTGATGTTTTCCTTGCAAGGACCGGCGACGCCGTGGAGCGCGTCGATCCACTGGTCGTCATCTGCGTCCGAGGGGTTTTGACCGTATCGTCGCTCGTATTCATCCTCGGCCTTGCGCTGCAAGTCTCGTGCTTTGTTTTGTGCGCGAGCCGTCATCTGGAGCAGCTTCGTAAATTTTTTGTCAGTCATAACATTGTGCCCTAACCATGTATCTACGGAGACACTACGTGCTCCGTGCTCGCGGTGTTAGGCGGGAAAATCGTGATCTGGATGCTGTCGATGATTTCCATCTCCCCGCTGAGGATGGGTTCCATGTCTTCGAGCAACGCTTCGACAACGTCGAAGACAGACGTGCCCTCCTCGGCCTCGGCAACATCACCGCCTCGCGTGATAGAATGTCGCGTGCCGTTGATGGCACGCTTCCCGTTTACGACTACCTTCCATTTTTGACCAATCATTGTATTTTTTATGTAGTTGAAATTTAATGACGCCTAACCAGTCAGCTCCCGGAACGCTCCGCATCCGGGGCTTGGGTGTTACGCTTCGGGCAGGGCCGCCAGTTCTGCCTTGGTCATATCCTTTCGGCTGATCGTGAACGTGATCGACTCGCCATCGGCCAGCCCATCCATCTCCACGTCGATATAGTTCCCAATGTCGGGTTGATTCATTGCGAACGGGGAGAAGCTTACGTTTTCATCGAGCAAGAAGAGCACGCGCTCTTTTGTGTTAGTTTTCTTTTTTGGCTTTTTTTGTGTTTTGTATCGGGTTAAAATTTGCCGGATGCCCGCTGCTAGCTAAGGGGCTTGCTTTGTTGTGCTCCGGCGGCACCGAGCCCCGAGGGGCGATTGTTTTCATGCGTAACCATGTATCTACGGAGTCGCTACGCGCTCCGTGCTATGGGTGTTAGACTTTGGGCGACGCATGCCTTTGGTCGCGGCCTTCGCCTCGGCGATTACGTTTTCGTATGCCATCTCGATACATTCGTCGGGATCTAGGCCGAACGCTTTTTCCGAATGCTTCCGCATGTTATCGGGTGGAGCATATTGAGAGATTCGCTTAAGCGCGTTGTATAATTTCTGCTCTCTCTCGGACAAGGTGGCGACCTCTTTGAGCAGGCCGCGAATCGCGCGCGCAATCTCCATGTTTTCCGCGGCGGATTCCTGATCCCCCTCATCGGCGCAGCTCTGCGCGAGCATTTCCTGTTCATCGGCGATCTCTGTCGGTGGTCTTTGTTTCGTTTTCATTTTTGTATCCAGAAAGTCTAACCATGCGACTCGTGCGAGGCTTCGCCCGCACGGTCAGAGGTGTTCGCCTTAAGTGTGGGTAGTTTAGCGAGCGTGCGATATTGGCTGCGCAGTGTGACTTTTGCATCCTCAATGGCACCGCTCTCCGTGCAGCAGCGAGGGCAAGTGAGTGCGATGCCTGTTCTGGCGTGAGTGACCATCCAGTATGTATTCCCGCTCCACGGACGTCCGGGGCCATATCGACGGCGATCAGTGAAGAACTCCATGTTTCGCCAGCGGAAGGTGGTCCTGCGTCTGACGCGCTTTGGTGGAAAGCCTGAAAGGGCGATCCAGCCGAACCTTGGCGCGGGAGGCAACGCCTCCGATGTATTGGTCTTTTCGTTACTCATAAAGGGCGTGCCTCCGCTGGTGTGTTAGACCGAGGTCGAATTACGACCGGGTAACTCGGTAGATACAAAAGTCCGACGAACTTGTGCCCTCTGACGGTGGTGTCTTCGGTGACGCGCGCTCGAATCGGAAGCGAGTCAGTTTGCCTTTGCCATTCCCAGTATTCGGGGTCGCGGTGTATCGTCGGAAGAGATCGCCGACACTGATGAAGTCACCTTCCTGCAACCTGTGGTAGCCAACAGCGATTTCTTCGTGTGTGAGGAGTATTATCTCCGGTTCGGCTATATCAGCCCCTTCGCGAGCGTCTTGGAATTTGTTGAACACATCGCAAAACGTGTTCGCATCCGATTCTTCGCCGGTAAGTTCCCCCTTCAAGTTGTCCAACACGTGCCAAACATAGTTTATTTCGTCCTCTGTTAATCTCAGTGTTTTTAAGTCGGTTTTCATATGAAAAAGTTAGGGCAGATCGGTTAACCAGCGGCCTTCGGTGAAGTGTTACGCAATTTGGCTACTTCATCCGCCCAAAACATCGCCTTTGCTTCGAGTAGTTCTTCGATCATGCAGGCTGCCGCCTGTTCCGGTTTGTAATTCGGCAGATCGTGCGCAGCCGCATAGATATTACGATTTTCCACCAGCTCCCTGAGCAGACCAAGTTCCCGGTCGCCCAATTGGACAACCAAGCCGCGGTCAGGGCGTGCCTCCGGTGCTGTCTGGTCTGAGGTCTTCGGATTGAGTGCATCCATCGCTATCGCGACGGCGTTGCATTGGTCGGGGGAGGCCAGTTGGTCTGTCGGCAGCGCAGCGATCTTTTCGAGTGCTGAACGGTAGCGATCCGTGTCGGACGGCGCGTATCCGGGTTTCCAGGCAAGGTAGTCCTTCGTTGGGTCGCAGCAGTTATTGACGAGCGTTTCGTAACCGAAAACGACGCGACTGAAGGCGGGAGGGCGATCTTTCGCGTTCTCGAATTTCGCGTTCTCACGGGCTTGCAGCCAGCGCATCAGCGTGTCGATTTCCTCTTGAGATGCTTTTGCTAGTTTCATGATTTAGTAGTTTTGTTTTGAATACACGAGAAGGCCGCTGCATACGCCCGTTCACACGCCGCCGTGTCCTCTTCCCACTGCGATTTTTTGCGCAGGATGTTCTCCCAAATGTGATCCTCCAGCCCCGGAATGTAGGGCAGGTGAACCGTGAGGCGCTTCTTGGCACCGTAACGATACGCGCGCCGGACGGCCTGATAAAACCGCTCGAACGAATCATCGTAGCCCGAAAACACCATCGTCTCCACGAACGGGAAATTGAGGCCGTAGCCGAGCATCCCCGCCTTGCCCACCAGCACGCGGATTTTGCCGTGGCGAAAATCCTCAAGGATCCGTTCGCGCTTCCCCTCCGGCGTGTCGCCGTGCAACTGCGCAACGCCTTTAACGCCTTTCAGGTGCCGCCCCACGATCTTCGCCTCCTCGTCAAACACACACCAGACAAGCACCTGCCTGTCCTCCGCCGCCGCCTTGCGGACGAGTGCGCCGACGACGGTCGGTTTCAGACTTTTGATGGGCGTGACCTTGCGGGAGCTTTCGCCCCCCTCGTAACGAAATCCTTTGGCGATCTGCGAGAGCTTCCGCGCGCTGCGCAACGCCGATGCGCTCCCTTGGCAACAGGTCGCCTTCCTCCCGGACGCCGCGCACCTGGTCGCGGGCGGCGAGTTGCTCCGGCGTCGGCTCGATGCGGTGTTCGACAATTTCCGGCTCCGGCACATCCGAAAATGGATCATGAAATCCATACGCCCCCGGCTTGCGCAGGTAGATCGACCAGCTCGACATGAAGCGGTAAAACGCATCGCGTGCGTGCGGTTTCACCTTCCAGACGCCCCGTTTGTCCTTCGCAAAATACGTCCAGAGAATTTCGCCCTCGTGGCGGAGCTTTTCGAGAAACGCAGCCTGCGACGCGTATTCCATCGTGTCGTTGGGGGCGGGGGTGGCGGTGAGGCTGAGTTTGTATTCAATCCCCCGACACGACTTGATGAGGTTCCATTTGATCACGCCGCCGCCTGTCTTCAGGAGCGAGCTTTCGTCCAGAGCGATGCCGGCGAGCCAGCGCATTTCCGGGAGAACGCCGTCGATCATCTTTTCGGGGTTGACGATGGCAAACGGCTCCGGGCCCTCCTTGCACCAGACGGCCAGATCCTCGCGGGTTGTGATGCGGGACAGGCGGATGTCCGGGCAGGTGAGCGGAAGCTGGGGGTAGAATTTCTCCGTCTCCTCGATGGTCTGCGGAATGACGGCGCGCGGAGCCATGATGAGGACGCGCCCCGCCGGTCAGGTGGTGCACCTGCCGCGCCCATTCGAGTTGTATCGGAGTTTTGCCCAAGCCGCAATCCGCCCACACGGCAAAGCGTTTCGCCTCAACGGCCATGCGCGTGATCCAAGCCTGATAGTCGAACAGGAAATCCGGCAACGGCAGGGGAGAGCGACATGGCACCGGCATTTCCAGCCCCATGAGCGGGGCGAAGCGCGCCGGGGCCCGGACCTCGTAGGTATCGGCGCTTTCGTCGTATTTGATTTCCGCCTCCGGCAGGGCCTTCGAGCGCACGAAATGCGCGTGATCTTCGAGCGGCCACGGGGAGCCGAAGAGCAGGGAGAGGGTATCGTTTTCGATGGTGGTAATCATGGCATCAGCTCCCTCCAAAGTGTGACGAAGGCGCGTGCAGCGGTGTCAGGCACAACGCCGTTACCGAGTAGCCGGAGTTCGTCCGTGCGATTGTCTGTGGTGACGTGCAGCTTGGGCACGTCCATCCGATCGGGACGCCCATCAGCGTTTCTACCCAGCGCGGGTTGAGCATCCCCGACGAGTTGCGCATTTCCGGTGGAAGCATCGACCGGGCTCCTGTCCCGCCGTCCAGACCGTGCGAACCGCCCTCGCCCGTGCTCGCAGCCGGCGTCGGCCATGACGCCACCTGCGTTTGCAGGCTCACCGCCCCCTGCTTGTTCGGGCAGTTGTCCGGGCCATTGGCTATCTGCGCCCTCGGCGTCGCCCACATCTTGACGGCTGCCGTCAGTGGCATCCCGCCCTGAGCGTATTTCTCTGTCCGCTCTGTGCTCGCATCCGTCGTCGCGGTCGGCCACATCTTGACCATTCCCGACAACAGCAGTTCGCCCTTCCGGCTTCCGCCCCGACTGGTCTTGCCTCCGCTCATCCCTTCCGGTGTCGGCCAGCACGCGGGGAGGCTCCCACCAGTGTTGACGCTCTCCGGGCCGGGCAGGCCATGCTGTGCATACACCGCCCTCGCCAGTTGGTCCATGCGGTTGCGCGTCGTCCCGTCCGGGTTCGTCCCCGTCGATGACATGCCGGGCGAGTCTTTCCAGTCCCGCGCCGACGCGGTAGGCCAAGATGAAGACTCGCTTGCGCTGGTGAGGCGCGCCGATTTCAGCCGCGCTGAATATGCCCCACGTCGCTCTGTAACCCATGCCGACCAAGTCGTGCAGGACGTCACGCAGCCCGAGGGTAATGTGTCCTTCGACGTTCTCGAAAAAACAGATGGCTGGTCGGCAAATCCGAATTCCCCTTGCGATGTGCGGCCACAGGTGGCGGGGATCGTCTTTGCCGCGTCGCTTTCCGGCTGCGGAGAACGGCTGGCACGGGTATCCGCCAGAGAGGATGTCCACGCAGCCGTGAAATGCCGCCCATGGGAAGGTTTTAACATCCGGCCAGACAGGTGCCGCGTCCAAGAGTCCCGCTTCCATTTTCGCGACCAGATTTGCGACGGCAAATGCCTCGATCTCACTATAAGCGACCGTGCGAATGCAGGCGATTGTCTGGCGTAGCGCCAGGTCGATGCCCCCGTATCCAGAACAAAGGGAGAGGTGAGTAATTGCCGTGGGAGTATCCATGTCATTTGCACCCCTCCCGCCGCTTGATGAATAACCGCACGCAACCCATGTGTTCGGGGTCGGAGAACAATTCCGCCACTGGCGTGTTGCCAAGAAACCACCGCTCCAAGCCATACGGTCTGCTGATCTGGAATGCCCCCGGATATTTTTCTGAAATTTCCCGGTGCGCTTCATACCTAGACATCACATCGCCCCCGACGAGCTCCCAAATTCTCGGGGCGCGGATAACAAGTGTTGTCTGCCTACGGCGACACTTGGCACCCAATGAGTCGAAGCCTCTGGCGACGGTCCGGCTGGCACGCTCGCCAAGTGACAGCAGCAGATACAGAGCATGCCACATCATGCCGCACCTCCCGCCCCCGCCATCGTGAACAGATCGACCGACGCTTCGCGCATGTCGTGCGCCTGCTTTTCGAGATTACGGATGGAAAGGTTGTGATAGCTTTCCTTGAGCTCGAAACCGACCGCGCGCCGTCCTTGCTCAACGGATACATAGGCGGTCGATCCGATGCCCATGAAGGGATCCAGCACGAGCTCGCCGGGGTTGGTGTAGAGCTTCACGCAGCGCCGGATGACTTCGAGTTGTAGCGGGCAAACGTGCCGCTCCTCGTCGGTCTCGCGGGCGGACTTCCAGCCGTCGAGGACGTCGGTCTCGCGAATGTCGCCCCACACGCCGGAGGCCCATTTTATCCACTCTTCCGTCGCCACCCATCCGCGAGGATTGGCGTTTTCATCGCGCAACGCGGGGACGGGGACCGCGTTCTCTCCGGGCTTCTGGAAGACGAGAACGAAATCATTGGGCGCCGGCCCCAGATCGACGGCGTCGCGCTTGCCCGTGGCAAACATGAGGCAGTGCAGATTATTGCGCTGCGCCATCGCCTGCGGGTTTTTGGGGATGGCAAACTCGGCTTTCCACTCGAAGCCGCCGAGTTCCATCATGCGCACGGTGGCGTTGCGCAGATCGCGACGTCCCATCGCCCCGTGCTGGTTGGCGTATTTTAATAGTTGCTGGATGTGGATGCAGATGTTGCGACCGGGACGCATCACGCGGAGGAGTTGCGCCACCCAAAAGCGCATGTGCAGGCCGAACTGATCGGCGAGCATGTCGGCATGGCGTTCGACCATGAGGCAGTCGCGGTTGTTGCCGATGTCCTCGCGCTTGCCCGAATACATGAAGAGCGCGCCGAAAGGGATGGAGGTGACGCAGAGGTCGATGGAATCGGGGGCGAGCTTTGTCGCCATTCCTTCGATACAGTCACCGAAGTGGAGGGTGGCTTGCGTGCTCATGCGCCCTCCTTTGCTGACATGGCGGCGTCGATGGCGTCGCGGGCAGTGCTTACCGAAAGGTTGATCCGGCCCGCCTCGGTGTCTGCGCCGTAGCCGTGAGACAGCAGCCAGTCCAGCCGCGCCTTGTCCTTGCGGAGTTTGGCAAGCTCGGCGTTGAGCGCCTTCTTTTCATCGGAGTCGATTTGCGCCTCCGCCTCGGCGATGTCGCGGTCCTCGGCGAGGTCGCGTTCGAGTTTGGATACGCGGGCGCGAAGAGCTTCATTGATGCCGGACAATTCACCCAATCGCTCGGCACTCTGATGCTCATAAGCATCCATCTTTTTCACGCGTTCGAGGATGGCGTCATAATCCTCCTTCGGCACGAACGCCCGGTTAGGGTCGGTAAGCTCTCGCAACTGCCTCAACTCCGCGCCCATGTCGGCGGGTGTCTTGGCGAGGGCGGCACCAATCACCCGCTCGCAGGTGTCGGTCCACGGCTCGCCGCTCTTGATACATGATGCGGCGAAGGCGAGAGCCTTCTGACTCTCCGCCACCAGCGCCTCGGCGGCTTCGGCACGACGGGCGTGTGCGATAATGGCGCGAATGTCCTCGGCAAAGGTTTTTTTGCAGGTGCCACCATAATGAACGATGTCACGAGCGGATTCGAGGGCGAGGACGTCTGTCTCCAGTCGGTTGATGATGGAGGCGAGATCGAGCTTTGGTGTGATGGATGAGTCGGACATGAGAGGTGGAGATCGGTGGGGGCGGACAATGGGGCCGTCGTTGATGAGTGATTGGTATTCGAGGAAGTCTGCGTGGATTTCGCGTTCGCGCTGGGCCCGGTTTTCGTCGTCTCGCGGTTTTGGATACATCTTCAGATGTAGCGCCCGATGAGCATGAGCCCGACGGCGACAGCGAGAGCGGCGAGAACCCACGCGACACGCTCGGCAAGAGCGTGCCGCTGACGGCGGTTGAGTCGGGCCATGTGGTCCGCCAGCATGTTATCGACGGTGCGCATCAGATTTGGAGGCGGGAAATTGCGTCGTTGATGACACCCAGCGCGCACCCTCCCTTGTGAGTGATGCGGCGGATGTGATCGTCCACGCGGTAAGAAGGATCGGCAGCGACGCTGCGTTCCTTATCGGCAACGGGATTCCCCGGGGAAGGCTCCGGCATCGTGGAAATCGGGCGGAGACGTTCGCTCAGCAGGCCTGCGCGGGCGTGGATTTCTTCGGTGAGCGCCTCAAGGTTGTTGATGAGCGATTTGATTTCGGGAGCGGGTTTCTCGACGGCGGATGGTGGTTGTAGCGGCATGATGTGTATTCGTTTTATGGTGTTTGGTTGTGCGCCCGACGAATCAGCCGGGCGCGTGAAAGGGGCTACACGTCGCCTTGGCGGCGGCGGGTGTCCTTGTCGGTTTTCTCCATCGGAATCTCGTTATCCGTGCGGAGCATCAGGACGGGGACTTTGGTTTTCACCCAGACTTGTTGTTCTTTGAAGTGCTTCGACGGGATATTCTCGATGGCATCGCCCATCGTCTCGGCGGGGAGCACCCGGCCTTTCTTCGTGGTATTGAACTCGTAGGCGGCGCGGTGTGGATGCGCTCCTGCGTGGTGAGCACGCTTTCGTTTTCCGGAATCTGCAACACCCAGCCCGTCAGGTCGTTTTCGGGGAGCGTGCCTTCGGGATCGGAAATGAGGATGCACCACTGTTTTTTGACCGCGGGCTCTTTTTCGCCATCCGCTTCGGGTTGGGCCAGAGCGTTCAACTCTTCGATGATGGCGCGGATTTTTTCGGGCTCGACCTCGTGGCGCTGGACGACTTCGGCAACCCTGTTGATTTCGATTTTTGGCATGGTATTAGTATTTGAATCTTGGATACGCAAAAGTGATTTTTCCGAGCTTCGCCCCGTCACGTCCCGGAGGATTTTCGCGATGAGGCTTTCATGTGGTGGAAAATTCCCCGGTATTTTCGCACCCGCCGGGGCGGTCGTTGGCCTTGTTGAACGGATGGCCCCCGGTTAAGCGGTTTCGACCTCCCCGTCCTCGATGATGAGCGTGCACTCGTCGCCCTTGCCCACCCGCTCCATAAGGATTTGCAGGTCGTGTTCTACGGCCAACTCCTTCAGGAGTTTCATGTGCGCTTCATCCAGCAGCGAACCGTCGTAGATGCACATTGCCTTGAGTTGCGGCGCGAGGGCCGCGCCGATGGCGACCGAAATGCGGAGCTTCTCCGCGCTGCTTGCCTGCTCGAAAGGCAGACCGTTGAAGGTGATGCCGCTCTCGCCGAACGACAACCCTTCGACGGGGAACTTGGTGGCGGCAAGCTGCTCCTTCTTCTTCGTATCCAAGGCGTCGATCTGATCGGTCAGCTTGTCGGACTTGACCTTGATGGCGGCAGCCTCCTTTTCGGCGGCGACGGCCTCCGCATTCGCGGCCAGCTTGGCGTTGGCCTCCACGGCGACGTTGCGACGCTCAATGATGCTCTCGCGCCACTTGCGCGCCCGTTCCTCGTAATCTGCTTTCTCCGCCGCCAGACGGGCTTTCGCGTCGGATGTGTCGGGAATGGCCTTTCTAGCCAGTGTCACCGCCCCGCAGGCGTTTGCCTCGGCGACGCTGGCGTCTTCCCATGCCGTGGTCGCATTGCGGTGGAGCGCCTTCGCCCGCTCCAGTTGCGCCTCCAATTCAGCCACACGAGCCCCCGCCTCCCTCACGTCACCGGCGGCTGCCTTCGCCTTTTCGTGGGCCGCACTGTGCGCTGCCTCTGCCCGAGCCACCTCCGTTTCCGCCTCGCGGGCGGCCTCGATCTCCGCGTCAAACGCAGACGTATCCAGTGGTGCAAAGCCTTCCGTCAATTCGGCGTCGAGGGCGGCGACATCCACCGCTTCCTTGGGCGCGTCCGCATGACGCGGCAGGCAAGCGGCATACTCGTTGGCCCGCTTCAGGTCGCGGTTGACCTCGGTGCGCTCGTCATAGAGCCGCTTGCGCTCCGCATCCAGGGCCGTGAAATCCAGCCCGGTCAACTGGCGAAGCATCTCGAACTGCTTCCGGGCGTCCAGCCGTGTGAATGCCAGCGCGTCGAACGAGATGCTGCCGGTCATGCTTTCGAGCAGCCCTTGCGGGCCGGAATACTTCGCCTTGCCGTCCGCCGACGTGACGGTGAGCTTGCTCTTGCCGTCCGGCTTGATCGTGCGGGTGACGATCATGCCGTTGTCGAGTTTGGCGACGATCTGTGCGGATTCCGCTCCGTTGCGAACAGGCACCGGGGGAATGACGGACTCGCCTCCGAAGAGCATGATCAGGCTGTCCAGCGCGCTGGACTTGCCGTTGCCGTTGTTGCCGCCGATGACGGTCAGGGCCTCCGTAAAATCGACGTGAACCGCCTTGATGCGCTTCACGTTTTCGATGTGCAGACTAATGAGTTTGGGCATTTGTTGTTCCTCTGTTTTTTGGGCAAAGCAGTAGCTTAGCTCGCCCGGTTAGGTTGGTTGGTGGTTGATTGTGGGAGTTGTAGTTAGAAAATCAGGACGGCGGGGGGCCGATGCGCAGGCGGGGCACGGCCAAGTCGTAGGCGGCGCGGTAGTCCTTAACGAAGGCGGCAAGAGACGCGGCCAGCGCCTCGGTGTAGTCGTCGCGGCGCACGATCACATACACATGCATCATGTTTGGGAAATAGCTCCAGAAGTGCCACTCGCTCAGTCCGGTAACAACCATGCTGCCGTGGACCTGCTGCCGGTATTCGTCCGGCAAACCATCGCCCAGCATGTAGGCGACATGGGTTTTCGGTGTCGGGCACTTGATCTCGACCCCGGCGACATACTGGCCGTCCGAACCGACAATCAACCCGTCCGGAGAACACCCCAGCAAGCCGTCATCGGCTAGACAGAAACCCACCTGCTCCACCTTGAGCCCGGTGTGCGTGGCGAAAGCGTCACGCGCCTCCGCCTCCAGTTCCTTGCCGCGTTCGGTGTAGGCGTTGCCCTTCCAATACTCGAACTCGGGGCAAAACGTCTCGCCGATCAGCTCGCAGATATAGCCCTGCGCCTGCTTGGAGAGCTTGCCCGTAGCGGTGAGCACCTCGGAAAAGCGGGAAGCGGTCGGGTGTCCCTTGCGGAGATTCAACCATTCCGGCGTGCCCTGTTCGATGTCCTTGAAAACCTTCATGTGAGTTTAGAATTTCGGGTTTCGGATTGCTGGTTGCGCCGGGCTCAGACCTTCGCCTTTTCACCTTCAGAGAGGAGTTCGGACTGAATAGTCGGCTTTTCCGTCGGTAACTGCTTGGCCGCTTCCGAACTCGTGACCTCGGCCTCATCGGTCTCGGGCGTCGGCTCCGGGAGTTCGAAAGGATTGAGCGGCGTCTCCAGCGCCTTCGGGCCGCGCCGCACCTCTTCGACATCAATGATATCATCGTCCTTCTCCAAGACGTCACGGATTTCAGGCGAAAGCGGGAGCCACTTCGACAAGCGGCGGAACACTGTCTTTTTTGCCATCTCGTTCCAGTCCGTCACCCACGGCCCCGACTGGCCTGCGCGACTGCGCTTGCGGATGGCCTCGATGTCGGCGACCGGCATCACCTCCGCCTTTGCCGTGCCATCCTTGAACTTGCAAATTGCATAAGCGGCGTAGGCCTTCCCGCGAGGCTCGCGAAAGTTGACGTTGTGCTTGGCGATCTCGCCCATGTTATACTCAAACACATCATTCTCGCAGACAACATCGGCGTGCAGGTAGGAGACCACGCCCGAGCGCAGCGCCAGTTCGGCCAGCCCCTTGTAGTCGATTATCAACTGCACCTCATAGCAGTTGCGCTTGTTGTTTTTGAACGGAATCAAATGCGCCCGCCGCCCATCCGGCTCCAGCCCGAACTGCGAAAGCGTCAACAGCGCCCCGAAGAACGACGCCTGATCGCACTGCGCCAGAAGCGGAGTCTTTGTCATGGCCGTCACGGCCACGCGGATGAAACGGTCAGGCGTCAGGTGCTTGGGCAGTGCCTTGGCGATCTGATCGGCGAAGGCCGGCGACTCCAGATTCTGGCGAATCGTCAGCGCCGCCTTTTTGGGGGCGGCTTGCGGTGTGGATAATTCAGTGCTCATGATTTTGTATTCTAAATTTGACTACTAATGAAAATCAGGTCTTCGCCGCCCCTTGTTTGCGATGCTCCCGCGCCACGACCTCATCAAGGTCCCGCAATTTGTAGCACCGGCTACGCCCGACAACCGTGAACGGAATCGACTTCCCCGCCGCCCATTCACGAAACGCAGCGCCCTCCGTATCCGAAAAACCGATATACCGCCCCGCCGCCCCGTCACCCAGCACGTAAGCCTGCGGCCCCGCCAGCGATGCCCGCACCCGGTTGCGACGGCGACGCTGCGCCCCGCCCTCAATAGCCTGATCGACCTGTGCGACGGCAACGCTCATGCCGCGACCTCCCGCCTGCGGCGTGATTTGCGGGCGGCGATTATGATTTCCTGCACTGGCGCGGTATCGTCGCCCGACAACCATGCCTCCAGTTGCTCATTGATGAGATCGCTCAATGAGCGTCCCAAATGCATCACTGCGACTCTCGCGTCTGCCCAAACGTCTTTATCCAGAGTAATGGCGATCTTTACTTTCGTTCGTCCGTATGGACGACCTGCCCGGCGGGGACTGTTGATCGATTTTTTATTCACGGTATTCCCATCGGTATTCCCGTCCGAGAATACCACAACAAAATTTTTTCCGCTTTAATTTTTGTCCATACCGTAATTTAATTCAGCAATGACTTACGTTCCAAAAAGGGCGCCAGCTGGTAAGCGCGGTGTTAAAAAAATTGGGGTTTCCCTAGACAAGGTGCTTGTTGCAGAGGCAAAGGAGCGGGCAAAGCAGCTTGAGCTGACGTTCTCGGGTGTTGTGGAGATGCTGCTGGCCGAGTGGATGGGGAAGCTTGGTGATGATCGGGATGCTCGCCTTAACACCATTGAAAAGAGGCTTTCCGAAATGGCTGCGACCCTTGAGCAACTGGGTAAGACATCCCCCTCCCAGTCCACCCCGCAATCAAAGGGAAGGAAGCCATGAAACCCACTTTACCCGGCCCGCATGGTGCGGACGGGGAAACAACCGATAAACAAAAATAATTAATATGTACAGATTCATTCTAAACAATAACATGCAACCCAATGGTGACTATGAGGTTCATAACGTGACAACAGGATGTCTGCATTTGCCAAATCTACAGAATCAGATTGATCTTAGTTTCCACCCAAATTGCCAGAGCGCAGTTGCTGAAGCAAAACGTCGCTATCCTCAATTGAGGATAGATGGATGTTACTATTGTTGCCCTGACTGCCACACGAGCTGACCAAAACCCACTTTCATCCACCTGTACGATGCGGGTGATAAGCAACCAGCAGGAGAAAAATGACATGAGCCAAAAAATCAGCACATCCAGAGAGCAGGTACCTGCTTTACCGTCCTACATGAATCCGCTGCGTCAAGTGACGCCATCAGATGTGATGGCTGAACTTAAAGGGATACGTGCCAAGTTGGATGAAATTTTATCGAATGACGATGAATTCAGAATCACGCTTTCCAGGATAGAATTTGTCATAAGCAATCTTCGTGCCAAGGGAACCGGAAGCAAACAAGTATAACCGACGAAAGATATAATATTGGGCACGAAAAACCAGTCATGGCCGAAGCAGACTATTTCACTACAAGCGATGTGCCTGACATTGACCGCAACACACTGGCCAACATCAGCAAGTTCAGAGAAAAGGTATCTTCCCTTAGCCTGTCCAATCTTGAGCGCCTAGCAAGGGGACTGCATTACCATAAAAAAAACCATCGGGAAATCGTTAACGATGAGATCACCATCAAGGCGCAGCGCAAGGCGAGCAGACTCATGATTGCTACGATTGTCGTAGCGGTAATCGGAGTCTTGGTAACGGTTGCGTTTGGCCTTTTGGCCCTGATGCAGAAACAGCCCCATGATTGATTTAGGCTCAACTGATTTTTATTTCGATATCCCAAGTTTGCCGCGTGGTGAGATCGAAGCCTACTCAAATCAGCTATTCGACACATGGGAGTCTTATATCGCGCAAGAAACATCTCTTGATGACTATGCTCTTACACTGAGGGTCGAAGAGGGGTCCCTTAAGGGCAAAGGCGCGATATTCGCATGCGTGGCTGCTCTATACGGGGCGATCGCTAGTTACGGCACTTTCATTCAGGGCCTGCAAACTATACGAAGTCAATCAGTGTCCTGTGGTGAGTATCTGGCAGAAAAAGCGCGGAATTTATTAGGACCCAATAAGGTTACGCCTGTTGTTCGAAAACGAACCGGAGCGCTTGGAAAGATAGAAAAATTATTTGTAAGGGTTCAGCAACGAGAGATTACGGCGGAAGAAGCGATGGCGGAGACGGAAAAGATTCTTGGTGGTGAAGCTGCTACCAGCCCCGAGTTTATGTCGCAGTTAAGCAAGTCACTAAGGGAGGTGTTATTATGTCCACAACAATTGACTTTCTTGCCAATGGAGGAAAATTTTTTCGATCCTGCTTCAGAGAAGCCAGATAGAAAAACAAGTCATCGCTTGCCTGGTCCCAAGCCGATTATCCCGTCCGCGAATCAGCTTCGCATTGAAATCTGGCGCGAATCAAAGAGAGGAAAAAAGAAAGTTAGAATAACCGAGCGATGATCACACTGCGCCAAAGGCAGCGGCAAATGTGGCGTGTGCAGCACATACCGTCCCCGCCACTCCGACAACGATTCAACAACCACTCCAACTCCATGAACTACAAAATTCTGACGCCGCTCATTACGTTCCTCGCCCTCATCCTCCTTGCCTCTGCCCATCTCGCCATTGGAGCCTCATCAAGCCCACTGGACGCCAACACGCAGAATGCCAGTGCCCGGCCCGTGAAATTCCGCCCCGGCTTCGCCGAATACTCCGTAACCTTCCCGAGCCCGCCAAAGAAAAGCGAGCAGGCCGTAGAGACGGAAGAAGGGGAGCAAATCAAGTCAGTTGTCGCCGAGTTGGAAACCAAAACAACCTACCTCAAAGCGGAGTTCGCACAAATCAGTCCGGTTGCCATCACGCTAATGACCGAAGACGAAATGCGACAAAGAGCGTTCGCTTATGCGCGACACAACGGACTAACCGCGCCGCAAGTCCGCATCGAGCGAACGGCACTCGGGCGCAAAGTATCCATTCGAGGCACAAAAATACTCTCAGGGATAGCGATCACCTACGAGATGATCACTTACTATGGGAAATCCACAATGACGTCAGTTTATGTTGGAGTCCCCTCCTCGGACTATCCCACACGAGACAGCCATGCATTCCTGCAATCCGTAACAGAGCGCTGATCCCTCCTGCCACTAAAGTCACCAAAAAGTTTCCTTATGAAGCCTTCCCGATCCAAATCCAAGCCCGATCCAGCACCCGCACCCTTTGTCCGCCACCTCGCCGAGCTCATGGCCCGGCACAACATCATCCAGAGCGACGTTGCCGCCGCCGCCGGCCTTGATCGCTCCACCCTCTCCCGCATCCTCAACGGCAGCCGCCGCCTCCCCCGCCGTCGCAATGCCCATGCCCTCCTCCGCGCCATCGGCCTAAATCCCGGCTCCACCGAATGGAACGAAGCCATCGCCATCTACGACCGCGAGCAAAACCCTGACGATCCGCCGCCCGAGACTCCCATCGACATCCAAATTCGCATCGCACTCCGCGCCATCCCCAAGCAACACCTCCCCGCCGTCCTCGATGCCATTACCGACCCCGAAGTCGTCAAGCTCCTCCCTGACCTCGTCGCCCTGCGACGACGCTAGCGCCTAGCCAAGCACGCCTCCAGCCCTGCCTTGTCGCGTCCCACCAACCCGGCCACCTCCACGACCGCCAGACGCTGCTGGCGCTTCTCCTCACGCTCCTCCACCGAAAGCTTCCCCTCCAGCACCGCCAGTCTCAGCCCCTCTTCCATTCCAGCCAGACGCGGCAAAAAATACTCCTTCCACCCCCGACACCCCTCCAACTCCGCGATCAACCCCAGTCTCCGCGACGCCTCCGCCATCTCACGCTCATCACTCTCGTTTCCAGTGGTATCCATTTCGGCCTTTCGGTTTTAGGCTTTTCAGTTGCTTCACAAATTAGGTTCCGCCTGCCCCTGTGGCTTGGCGTCGATCGCGCCGCGAGCGGTCTCCACGTTCGGCCCCGACGGTGCCCGCCCATCGGGCAGAGGCACATCCACCGGCACAATCACCCTGTCCACATCGCGCACCTCCAGACTGCGCAGCAACTGCCGGTAAAGACCAAATGTCTGCCGCTGCACCAGTGGAAGCTGAGCATAAAACTCGCGCGTGAACGCCACCGCCTGCTGGTTTTGCATCAACTGCTGCTCACCCCGGTAGCGCGTCAGCAGCAACCGCGTCTTGATCGCCACGTTCGCCACCTCCTCCCGACTGATCTCGCCAAACAGCCGCTCCCCGTCAGGTCCGCCAAAATACTCGTAAATCTCCTTCTCGTCCATATGCGCGGCCAGCAACAGCAGCACCGCGTCCAGCACGGACTGCGTCCCGCCCTCCAGTTGTTGCAGAAACAGCCCGAACATCTCCTGCCCGCTCCGCTCGATATTGCGGATACCGGTCGCCAGCTTCGCCGCCGGCAACCCCGCGTGCTCCTGATCGCCGGCATTCACAACCCCGCTCTCCAGTTGCACCACCTGCGAAAAATAGTTCAACAGCTGGAACAAATCCGCCCCCTTCACCTCCGGCAACGTCACATAGGACAGCGCATCCTTCGCCTCCACATCCGCGCGCAGCGTATAGGTTGCCCCGTCATTGAGCCGCAGGTTCGGATTCGCCTGCCCCTCCACCGTCAGCGACGGCTTCCAGAATGTCACCCGCCCCGACCCGCCCTGCGAAAAATTGATCCGATTAACCACCAAATCCACAAACTCCTGGGAAGAGAAAAACATTTCCATCGCCCCAATCCCATACCACCGCCCGTCCACGTAATTCACCCGGATAACCCTGAACGGCCTCTGCCCCTTCGGAACCAGATTCGCCGTGTAGTCGTAAAAAATCGCCTGTTTGGATACCGTATCGAACAACACCATCACCTCCTCCTCAATGCCGTCGCCATCCACGTCAAACCGCAGCCAGCCCTCCGCCAGATGCAGCAGTTCTTCGCCTGAGTTCGTATTTCCCGTTCCGGACTCCATGTCATTCTGACGGTCGCCACGCTTCGCCATCGGCTCCCGCGAGATCGACGCCACCTCGTCCAGCACCTTCACCACCCCCTGCAAATCCTCCAACGCCGCATCCGCCGACTGCGTCACATTCCGCCGCCCACGCAGACTCGCCACCTGCATCGCCGGCAAGTCCATCACATGGAACACCGCATCCGCCTTGTCCACCGACTCCGCGTTGAGCGGACAATAAAAATCCCGAAAATACACCGGCCTCACCTCCGGCCCGTTCTCTGTCACCATGCGCCGCGTGATCCGCCGCTCCTCCCAAATTGGCGCGGCCGGCATCACTGTCACACCGTCCTTCTTTAACACCATCCGCCCCGTCTCCCGCATCTGTGGCACAGGCACCTCCGTCGGCGCCGCCGCCACATCCACAACCTCCTCCATCTCCGGCACCCACGCATCCGTTGCGAAAATATAATCCCCGCTCGCATCCAGCACGAACTTTCCCTGCGCATCCACCAGCACCACGGAGAACGACTTGTAAATCTGCTCATTCACCACATGTCGCGTCTTCACGACCGCCTCCCCACGCACAAAAGCCAGTTCAATCGCCTCGATGAGCGCCTGCTTCAGCCCGCACTCGTCCGTCTTGTAGCGCGCCCACTGCTGAAGACGCTCCGCAAAATCCACGCTGCTCCCGCGGTGTGGATACGCAGCAAACCATGGATCGGTCGCAAAAAAATATCCTACCGCCCGCGCCACCATCTGCCGCGTCACACGGCGCACGATCGGCACCACCAAGTTGCTCTTCTCAAAGACCGACCCCTTGACCGACGCCCGCCACCCCACCCGATTGTGATAATAATCCTCGTAACGACGGCGCCGCTCCATGAACGGCAACCCCTCCAGCCAGCCCGGCGTTGTGAAATTTACCCCTCCGGATAACTCGCCACTGCCCAGCTCCGTCTTCAGGTCCTCCAGCCTGGCGACGGCGTGCGCCACCAGCCGCTCCTCCTGCTCGGCTGTCAGCTGCAGCGCCGTGCGAAACGGCACCAACGGCCCGCCTGGCTCCACCTCCTTGCGACCAAAGCCCAGTGCCTTGGCCACATTGCTGACAAACACATCCACCTGGTTCCCGAACGTGCCAAAATTCGACATGCCGAAAGGCTTATGCGTAGAGCAATAAAGTCAACAAATCGTTGCCATGAGTGTAATCCAGCTTTCACCTTTCCCCATCAGGCCCATTTTGATTTCAGGGAGGTTCTAAAAATTGGGAAAACAGCGAAGCCGCAAAGACGCAAAGCTGCAAAGATCAGAATAAAGAATTGTGAGTTTTTGCATCTCATTTATTTTTAGTTAACTACAAAACAATCAAAGAGATTTCTTCCTTTGCGCCTTGGCGACTTTGCTGTTCAAAAACGTAGTTTCAGGAGTTCCCTTAAGCTTTTTAGTTTTCAGCTTTCAGCTTTCCTTCAGCTCCACTGCGCCGATCCCACGCCCGAGGCTCGCGCCATCGCCGCCTCCAGGGCCAGCAAATCCGGCGGCACCGCCCGCGGCACCGCAACGCGCGAAAACCGCGTGAACGCCCCCTGCGTGGCCAGCCCCATGCCCAGCGCCATCACATCGTCATCGTGATAGCCCCGCGCCGCTTCCGCCCTCCCCTTCGCGTTCAGCACAAACTTCCGCAGCTCCAGCATCGCGTGTTCGCACGAGACGCTCACTCCCTCCCCCCACTGCCCATGCAGCCGGATGGCGCGCTGCAGCGTCTCCACCAAAAACCGCCTCGTCGCCTCCGACGTGTCCCACCCCACCATCTCCGTCTCCGTGCCACCGCGGAAATTCGGCACCTTGCGCTTATAGAATGGCAGAGTAAACGGCCTTGCCGCCTCGTAGAGTGCCAGCCCCGAGTTGTTGATCTCCAGCGTCACGATGCACCGCCCGTAAAACCACGAAAGCCGGTCCACCCAGTCAGCCAGCAAATTCAGCGCCACGTAACACGGCGGCCGCACCCGCGCCACCACCGCCGGCGGGCACCAGCGGTCACCCACCACATCCCCCGCCTCCACCACCAGCACCGAATGCCGGTCGGGGTCCTCCCCCTTCGCCCGCTCCACCCCCGTTGCAGGATCGACAATCACACCGTAGCGCCGCCCCTCCTCCGGCAACTTGTAAATCTTGCACCAACTCTCCACCTCACCCGTTGCCCGAAAGACGACACCCCCGCCCGCCCTGTCAACGCATCCAGCCAGCACATCCCTCCGCAGCATTGCCCCATCCGCCTCCACACGCTCCAGACCCTCCACTGTAAACGCCATGCGTCCCGACGCCAGAAAGCACGAATGCTCGTCAGGCGGATACTCTTGGTCAAAAAAATCCTCGTCGCCATTGAACTCCGGCCCGGCTATTTTCTCGCGTCTCCACTTCAGCGCCTCCACGCACACGTGCGACTTCTCCACCAAGGACTGCTCCCGATCGGTCAGCGATCCCATGATCTCAGCCGCCTCGCCTTCCATGCACAAAGTCCGATACTCCTCGTGCTCAAACCAAGGGAAAAACACCTTGATAAACCCATTCCCCCTCTTCCCTGCCTTGAACTCATCGAACGTCACCGCCCCCTGATACGTGTCGTAATACGCCCCCTGCATCCCGTTTGCCGTGGATTCCAGAATCACCAAGGTATCCGCCTTCTTTGGAACGCAATTCAACAACGCCGCCAGCACCTTTTGCGAAGACCTTACTCCTGTGTCCGGCCAAAACGCCACCTCCGTGGCCACCACTACCTGAAACGTCCCCGACGCACCGGCGCGCGGATCGTTGGCCGTCTCCGTCACCAGCAACGATCCGTTTGAAAACTGCTTCGACGGCGCGTCGTAAGTGGAGCCCCACGGGCACCTGTCCTCCTTCGCATAGAGGTCGAACATTGCCACCATATTCTTCACCGACTTCTCATATTCGTCGCCAATGACGCACGCCTTCGCGCGCCTCCTGCGCAGGCGGTGATAAGCCTTGCCGATCGACTTGGTGGTAAGCCACGTCTGCCGTCCCTTTAGCCCGATGATCCGGCACGGCACACCCTGCTCTCGGCACCACCGCTCGATCTCGCACAAGTCGTCCTGTAACCGGTTGTGGAACACCCGCTGACTCCCAGGAGCGTTGCGCTCAACCTCGCCCTCCTTGATCGTGATCGCCGCGAAATTCTCCCACCATGCACCCTCGTCGCGCATGGCCGCCGCCTCGATCAATTCGCGTGAGACAACCATTGGAGAAAAGATTGTTCGCCCGCCCGCCTCACATGCTGATGTCGTAGTGGACGCTGGGTGAGTTGATGGTATCGAACAGCACGTTGTTGAAGTAGAGCTTCACCCGGTAGTGGAAGTGCGTGCCTGTCAGCCCTGCGCTCACGCCGCCGCTCGTGTAGTTCATGCCGATGCTGATAAGCGCCGATTTGGGCACGGACACCTTCGAGTTGAAGCCGCGTGCCAAATTGGCCGTCAGCACCTCCAGTGAGTAGCCGCCTGATCCATTATTGAGGATGCTGGCATTCGTTCTCGTAAACGTGCTGGTGTGCACCAACGCCTCCTGACCGGCGCTGGCTCCGTTGTCGGCAACGACGTAAACCTCGGCTTTCACACCCGTCTCAAGACCAGCGAGCGAACTGCTCGAAAGCGTGGCAAACCACTCGAACGCCGTTGCGGTCTGAGTCACATACGCCGGGGCCGTGTCAGCCAGATTTTGCCCGACTACGACATTGTAAACGATGAACGTGCCGGGACCATACCAGATCGCGTGCAAAGTCCCTCCGACATTGAGATAGGCCGACATGCTGCGCAGCCCCAAGTCGCCAGGATTCGCGTAAGTCACGCCTGACTGAATATCCCCAAACATGTTGCCCTTCTCGTCCTTGGCCCAACGTGCCAGCACATGGCCTGGCTTCGTGGAGACGGGGAACGTGGGAGTGCCTGTCAGTGAGTCCAGGCTATCGCTCGCCTTGCGCACATATTGCGTGTCCACAGCCGTGCCCCCGTGAGCGTCGAACACGAGCGAGAAACCAGTCACCCACTCAGCCGTGTAAGTGGTATTGGTGGCAGGCGCGTTCACGCTGGCGGAGGTCAAGACAGTCCCCGCACTATTGCGCCACCCGCGCAAATAGTGACCAAACCTCGACGTAGCTTTCGGAAGTTGGAAAACGCTGCCAGCAACTGTGACGATCGGGTCAACCGCAGACCCCCCATTAGCATCGAACGTGAGGGTGACAGGCGTCGCCCACTTCGCATAGGCCGTCGCGTTGGCGGAAGGCATCTGTCCGAAACTGAACGTAATGTTGCCGCCCGCCGTCGTCATCCAGTTGACGAACAAATAGCCCGAACGTGTCGGGTCGGCAGGGCGCGTCCACGTTTGTCCGTAGCCAACGGTCTGCGACGCCACGGCACTGCCGCCCTGCGAATCGAAGGTCAGCGTCCGGGTGATCGTCGCCCACTTCGCATACGCGGTGGCGTTCGCCGTGATCGGGCTGGTGAAGTCGAACGGCGCGCTTCCGCCGTCCGTCGTCATCCAGTCAACAAAATCGTAACCCGTGCGCGTCGGATTCGCCGGCCTCGTCACATTCCCCGTCGTCACTTGCGACGCGACCGCACTGCCGCCGGCGGAGTCAAACGACAGCGTGTAAAGAGTAATCCCCTCCGACTGCCCCGCCGACAGCTCAGCCACTTCGGAATCCGACAGCCAGCGATCCCGCACGCGCAACGAAGTCCACAGCACACTCGTCGAGTCCGTGAAATGCGCCCGCATCGGATGATGCTGGGCGGAATAGTAGGATTCCCCCAGATAATTCTGATAAACAGTCGAGCTGAAAAACCACGGATATTTAGGCAACCGGCCAAGGCTGCCCTCCGGGAAGCTGACGAGTCCCTTCAAGTAGTCCCTGTAAGTGGTGTCAGACGTGGCGACGGACTTCAGCCCCCCATTGAAAAACACCCGGGTCGGCTCCGCGCCGCTCACGATCGAGAGCACACAAGTATCCCCGAGGTTCACCGTCGCAAGCGTCGCAACCGTCACGGCGGGGTGGGGGGAATACGCGTATTGGCCGCCGCCAATGCTGATGAGGCTGCCGCCCGTGACATGCCTTCGCATGCTTATGACGCTCTGGCTATTGAGGTAGCGTTCGTCGGTGCCTGCCGTCCTGACAAAGTGGATACTCACCTTGTTTTCATTTCCCTCGCCCGCCACGCGCCGCGCCTCGACATAGTAAGGCATGAACGCCGGAGCATCGTAGTAAGTTAATTCACTAACTGGTGATTGGTAAAGACCCTGACGCAGAGGGATTGCGAACCCGAACAACTTGACGCCCTCCGACGCCGGCACCGCCGTCATCGTGAACGACGCCGACAACGTCATGCCGCCCGTCGAATAGTATTCCAGCAGGTTGACCCGCCTCTGCGCCGCCTGCATCGTCGCGTAGTTCGGCTGCACGGGAGTCAGTGTGCTGCTGACCGCAAAAAAATCCTTCTCGAATCCAAGCCCGGTCCCGATGGTCGCGTTTATAAAATTGGCCCCGCTACGATTCCCCGGCTGGACCAGCCCGACCTTGTGGAACGTGTAGGACAAATCCTCGCCTTGCGCCACCGGCGTCGTCTCCGGAAACAAGGCCAGCGATGAAAGCGGCCCGTCGTAAGTGATGTCAGGCTGCACCGACCAACCCTCGGTCGGTGGCGGTTCGACCGGCGGCACCGGCGGATCGACACCGCCGCCGGTGGCGTATTCAGCCACCAGGTCGCCGCCCGTCCCTGTCTGCGCGGCCACCAGCGCCGCCGACACCGGCACCGGCACGATCGGCCTCCAGATCACATGACCGTTGGCGTCGCGCTCGTAGTCCGTCGCCGACATCCGGCAGTAAGACCACACCCAATTCGCCGGATTTGCCCCCGGCGACAACGCCTGCAAATCCGACACCCGCAAGTAAGCGTTCACGCCGCCCACGTAGCCCTTTGCCATCGCCCAGATTGATCGTGTGGAATCCTGCTGCACCATGCGACGCGAGTCATGCCCACCCGTATCCATAAAATAACTCAACGGCTTCGGCCCCGTCTGGCTCGTGATGATTTCGCGCCCCGGATCGCTGGAATGGTAATACAGCGGAAGCACCGGTTGCCCCGCTATGCCGTAGTTGGTGGGGCTCCCCTTTAGTTCGTAATCCAGCCACAACCCCTCGACCTTATCGAGATTGAACGCCAGCCACTCGGCCTGCAATCCGCCGCCAGTGCCGCCGCCCGTTGACACCCACGCCTCGAACGCCGCCTTGGTGTTGGCCGGGTTCATGACGAGGTTCGTGCTCGTGCCGGTGATTGCCTGCGCAGCCGTGGCAAACGGGATGTCCATGTGCTCCGGCGGCGGCAACAGAGCGAGGATGGCGGCCTCGTTCGCCGTCCAGAAATTGGCGGGCGCGCGCAGCGTCCCGTCCGGGTTTGCCATGACAGTCGTGCTGATGGCCTGCGGAAAAGTCTGCGCCATGACTGACGGCGTCCAAAGTCCAAAGTCCAAAGTCCAAAGAACCAGAAAGCAAAAGAAGTGAAGTATGTTTTTCATGGTGTATCCAAAATCAGATTGCCGGTCCTGCCTTGATCTGTTCGCTCCCCGTCTCGCCGGAGACGAAAACCGGATGGAACGTCCCCGCCGTCTCGTGCTTGAGGTGGATCATGTAGAACCCATCCGCATTAGGCTGGAATTTGTAGTTGCCATTCGGCGGCGCGGCGGGCGCAAACCCCGTCGCCGGGTTGGGGTCATAGTCCTCCGGACCAAGCGCGACCATCTCATGCTCCGCCTCGCCCTTCACCCACACCGAGTGAAACGCCCCCGTCGTCTCGCTCTTCAACTGGAAAAAAATGCCGTTGCCATCGATCTTGAACCGCACCGCCCCGTCCGGCGCGTTCGCTGGCACCGGGTTCGCCGTGTAGATGGCATTCTCCGCCCGGTCTGCGGCATCCTCCGCCCGATCTGCCGCCTCTTCCGCCCGCTCCGCCGCCTGCGAAGCCGCCCCCGACTCCGCATCCTCCGGCAAACTCGTGTCACCCTTGTAGAGGTCGTTGTGAATCTTGAAGGTGAAGACCAGCGAGGACGTTTCCCTCGATCCCTTCTTGAAGCCCACCTCACCCAGCACGGAAACAGATTCCTTCTCCACCTCTCCCTCGCCCTCGCCATCCAAGTCAAACAGGCCATTGAGCTTGTTCGTGTTCAGGTTAAAACGCCCGCACCACGCGTAATCCGGCACCCACTTATCAATCTCCTGCTGCGTCGCGTCCTCCGGCAGCGGATTCATGAGCGTTTTGACCAACCCGTCATTGACCGCCAGATACGGGAACGTTGCCGGATACTCCCCCGTGTTTTTGCAGCAAATCCACGCCGTGTCCGCGTCGGGGACATACTGCACGCCGTTGGCGTAAATCCGCAACTCGACATCGAACTCGTCCGCCCGCTTGACCTTGATCATGTTGAGCGCGGCCATGCTCCCGGGTATCGGGACTATCGTTCCGGCGTCGGTGTCGAAATAGAGTTTCATGGGATTATTCCGTCTTGTGCTGCGGTGGGGCCCGTTTCACATCCGGCACGAAAATGGGAATGTTTCTCTCGCGGTTTTCTCGCTCCAACTGGAGCGCCCACCGCTCTTGGTCACGAAACGACCACGTCTGGTTGACCTCGTCACGCAATCCGCGCACGAAATTAGCCAGCCTCCACGTGCTTACGATCAACCCTGAGATGAACGCGCAGAGCACGCCTACGGGTATGAGAAGTTCGGTGTCGGGTGTGATGGCGGCTAGAAGAGTGGCAGTCATTGGCGTTCGAGTTCGTATTCGAGGTTTGCGATCGTATGGAGTGCATCGCGGCACCATTCGGGCGCGGCGGCGCGTGCGGCAGGCCAGTCGGGGCGTTGCATGAGCCGTGCGCCGTTGTCCAGTTTCACAGACGTGCACCCGGCAAGCAGGCTAAGGCTGAGACTGAGAAGAATGGTCAATGTCTTCATCCGCGGCTTTGATTTTGGCCTCTCTGCGATTCGCAGCTAAAGCCTCGCGCTCCTTGTCGCGCTCGGAAATGGCTTGGCGCACGAGGGACTCAAGCGCCGGGATCGCCTTCAGAAGCGCGACAAGGATAGTGATGATTTTAGCCATTGGTTAGAGCTTCTTCCCTCCGAGCGCGGAGCCGATGTATCCGCCGAAGTAGAAGAACTTGTCGAGGATCTTGAACCAAGTGGCGGACGTGAGTTTGTCCGTCCATTGGTTGTCGGTCTCTGAGGTGGTCTCCGCGATGTGCGCGTGCCACCATGCGATGAGGGCTTGGTAAGCCAGCGAGAGAGTGCCGTAAACAGTCAGGATCGTGAAGATCCAGCTTGGCACTTTGGCGAGCAATGAGGCGGCAATGCCCTGCACGGATTCCGGCAGGGCGGCGACGAGGGAATCGACCGGCGTTGTGGCGGCGAAGACCGCCGAGGCGAAGGCGAGGAAAAGGGCGATGAGCCCGAGGCAAGCGATGAGCTTTTTCATGGTGTTAGCGATAGTGCCACGGTTGCGGATTGAACCCATCTGCCGGTTGTGGCGTGACGCGGGGGACGGGCTGTTGCTGTGGTAATGGGTGCGTGGATACACACCCGGAAATGAAGGCGAGCGCCGCGAGGGCGGCGGCTATGTGTAATAGACGAGCCATGCGGAATCCTTTTGGGCTTGTGAGAGGCTAAAAAATTCCCGGCGTTGCGGTTCGAAAACGAACATGCCGCGGTCAGTAAATGCGACGTTGACGGCGTGGCCGCTGGCGCGGTTCGCCGGGTCGGTGAGGAAGCAGAGGACACCGATTGGGCACCCCTCGCCCGCTCCGGTTTTGCTGGCGCGGGCAAGGCGGTGTTTCCATGCGGCGAGGAAGACGGCGGCGAGGGCAAAATTGTCGCAGTCGAAATAATCCTGCCACGTGTCTCCGCAAACCTTGCTCAGCATATCCGCCAACTCGCCGAAGAATTTCGGCACGTCATCGAACGGCACGGGCTCGTAAGTCGAATCCAGCACCGTGACGGCAGCGTTTCGGAAAACGTCGCGAGTCTGCGCATGGAGGACGGCTGAGGAGATCATAGGAGATTCAGGTGGTAGCCTTGCCTTCGACGTTGCGGGCCTGGCGGTCCGCCGTGCGCTTTTCGAGCCACAGCAACCCCGTCTCGAAGTGCGTGATGGCGATGGCGTTTTCGCGGCAGGGGAATTTGCCGTTGAGGTGCTGGATGCGGTCGATAAGGACACGCGCCAACTCCTCGTTGGTAGTGCCGTCATTGACGGTGCGGAGAATGGTGGAACCCTCCGATTCCGGCACCTTTTCGATGAACTGGATAACCTGGCCGGGAGCGTCCTTCTTCTCGAAGTTCGCTAGTTCATATTTATGGCCTGGTGTGAGAACTTTCATTTGTGTATTTGTTTTTTGGTTACGTAGTGATGGCGTCGTCTCCGGGTGTGTTGTCGCGAGTCATGCCGGTGTCCTTTTCAGACGGGGAACCGAGGTCAGTCGGCGGCATGGGATCGGGCCAGTTCGCCCCGGTGAAGAATGGTGCGGACGGTGCGGGGCTGCGCCGCGTGCCTGGCACATACTCGGCCAGCCCGGTGAGTTTTTTGACCGTCTCCGCAATGGCGACGGAGAGGACGGCGGCCTCGATGTTGGCCGGCGATGCGCCGTCCGGCGCGGGAAACAGATCGCAGAGCATCTGAAACAACACCCTGTTCGCGACCTCAAGGTATTCCTCCCTCGGGTAGGAGGCGATGAGTTTGATGGCTTCTTGCGCCGAGTATTCGATGGTTTTTTTATGGGCATTCATTTCAGCGAAACAGCAGGCGAAGGCCGAGATAGAGGGCCCAAGCGATGCCGCTGGTGGCGGCAAATACGAGAACCGCAAAGATCGTGGAGATACCCCGTCCCCACCCGCACGAGCGCATGTCGTCGCGGTAGGCGAGGATGCAGATTACGATACCGCCCAGCGTGATAAGGGCCGGGATGATCCACCATCCGAGGGTGAGTGTGAGTGCGGCGATCATGGTGTTATGTTTGTGGTTCAGATTTTGCGTTTTTCGGACCTCTAGGATTTTTGCGGTCCACGAGCGGACCGCTACGCCTTGAGCCTCTGGTAGAATCGCACCCATTCGGCCTCAGTGGTGAGAGGACTGCTGGAGAGCTTTTTCCACATGACCCACGCAGGAGTGCCATGCGCGTAGGCAGGCAGCTCGGTAATGTCGGCGGCGCGCGCAATCCGCAGCCAGCGTTCGAGGCTTTTGAGTGGATCGGTGAGCACGGGCGGAGTAAGGACCACAAGGCCCGTTGGCGTGAGGGCGATTTCGTTACGCAAGGCGCTTGTGAGGGCGATGCGCAACTGGTCGAACTGCACCGCCGTGAAGCCGGGCGGAATAGGCAAATCCTTCAACGCGGGCAAAAGCGCTGGCGGCAGCACATAGGGCGGCGGCGGAGTCCACGGCGCATCCTCGTCTTCTTCAGCTTCGAGGACTGCGACAATATCGGGCGTCTCCGCTCCAAGAATGTCGTCAAACTCGTCGGCGAGCATCAGTGATACACCCGCCGTCATGACGAGCAGATAGAGGAATCCGATTAGGTTGATGAGTGATTTCATGCGGATGGTGTGGTGTATTGGATTTTTCATCACAAGGGGCGCGTTGTGCGCCCCTCACAAGGGATGGGATGGGTCAACCGCCGCGCTTGATGATTTCGTCAAAACGGGCGGCAAGCTCGCGCAAGTTGTCGATGCGCTTCTGGGCGTCGGTGCCCTTGTTGATGAGCGTGCCGATACCAGCCTGCTCTTCCTCAAGGAGTTTGAGCGCGGCGGCTCGGTTGGTTCTCCAGGTCGTGCGGACAAGTTGGTTGAACCACGTGTCGTAACCCTTCGTCACCAGACCCAGTCCGATCGACTTCTCGTAATAGGCAGGGAAGATTTCCGAAGTGATGCCGAGTTGCTTTGCGCGGCGGGCCACGGCCGAGGCGATGTTGGCACTATTACTGCCGGGCAACGCGCGGAGTTCCTCCGCCGTTGCGTAATACTGATAGTAGTAATACGATTGGGAACCATTGCTGATTTCGAGGAGCTTGGCGGCGAGCGCACGATCGCTATCGTCCTGTGCAAACACTGCGGCAACCACTCCATCCGCACCGGTGTTTTTGATCGTCAGGTGCCTTTTAATGAGCGAGGTCGCCGCGCCCGGATTGTTCGACGCGATTTCGTCGATGTGCTCTGTGATGAGCGCAGCAACCTCAGCCTTGTGCGCGAGGTTGTGCGCGAGGATGGCGGCCTTGCGCTGCGCGGCCAGAGTGGCGACGGCCTCCTTGTTCTGCGCCACTTTCGCGGCGGCGATCTGTGCGTCGTAGCTCTTGGCAACGGCGTCGGCGGCCTGATTGAGCGCAACGGCTTGAGCAGTCGGCGCAGCCACCGGAGCGGCGGCGAAAAGGCTGCCCGCAAAGACGAGAGCCGTAATTAGCATGAGTTTTTTCATGATATTTGTGTGTTGGTGTTTCATTTCTGTTGTCTCCGACGTATCGGAAAATTGGTTACGAATTGCGTCAGTAGCTGGGCATGACAGTGACCCACTCGATGTCGTCGGGAGCGCGCCAGAGGGTATGCCCGTCGGCATCCTGTTCGTGTTGAGAGAAGTCCATGCGGTTGCAGGACCATGCGAGGTTTGGGTTGTCCGGCCTGATGACCGCGCTAACCGGGATGTAAACAACGATGCTACCCACGCGCCCGGTCGCGCTGATCTTGTTGCCGACTCCGCCGGAATCGGTGAGGGGCAGGGCGCGAATCTTGCGCGTGTCCCCACCCGCCGTCGCGCCGGTTGCCGTGTAATAGATGCGCGTGCCGACCGGAATGACCTGCCCGGAGACGAACGTGCCTGCGAGGTCCGGCGTGTGGGCATACACGTGCAGCACTCCGGAAAAGTAGTTGTCCGTGGAGAGCTTCACCTCGACATCGGTGTATCCCTCCGACATCTGGATCGTGATCTTCACCGCGACGGGCTGGGCGAAACCGTTGGCCGTGGCACCTGGGCCGAGTGTGATGTTGCCGTTGACGGTGAGCGTGCTGCCGCTCGGCACGGTGGCGTGGCCGTCGAGCCGGGCGTCCGGGATCGGCATCTCTCCCCACAGGATCAGGGGGAAAAGCGAAAGCGTAATCAAAAACAGGATACGTTTCATCGGGAAATTCATTCCGAAGCCGGACCTGCCGAGAAGTGAAGGAAGTAGCCCGCCGCAGGCGGAGCCCCGTTGAAGACGGCGGTAAACCCCGCCGTGGAAACATTCTGGATGCTCGAAACGAACAGCGCTAACCCGCCGACCGGCGTCTCTAGGACTGGCGTGATAACCGGCACTGCCGGGAACGCCTTCGAGAACGCCACCGTCAGCGAACCTTGCCCCACCGCCAGCTCAACGCGTTGTCGGATCGTCGCGGAGCTTTCGACTACCTCCACGCGCAGGGCATTCTGGTCCTTGTTGATGGCGCCCTGCAAAACCTCGTCAGCAGTCAAAGGCCGCGCAGTTCCTGTTGGCTGGCGAAATATCGAATTTTTATTATCCCATGACATGATTTGTATTCGTTAATTGCTTACATTCAAAATCCGTAAGGCGTCCCCACCTGGTTGAACGGCACCACCTTCCCGAGCGGCAGCCCCTCGATGTCCGCCATTGCGACGCCGTAATGATCGTCGATCACCTTGTTGTTCTCCGGCAGCTTCCACAGGCGATGCGCCTTCAGGTGCCACAGGCAAAACGGGAGTAAAAACCGGACGACAAACCTATCCTCCACCGGCAACACACGCCCACCCGCCGCCAGATCACCCACGCCCACCATGACAGCCTCCATCTGCGCCTCAACTTGCACGCGATACGGCACATCGGGCAGCGGCCACACTCGCAACACCCGTCGCGGACGCGCCGCCTCGGTTTGTCCAAACACCTCAAGACGGTAATGCGTCGGTGGTCTGATGACCGCGCCAACAGGAAATTCCTCCGCTAATTCCAGTTTCCGCACGCCATCAACCACCGGCAGCGAGCACAGCGATTCAAATGCCATGTCCCCGCCAAACCATGCCACATCGCCGAACGCCTCCGCCCCAAATTCACCATCCGACCCAGACCACGGGAACAGCAGACTGCCGCCGGGCAATATGACATTGCGCACGCCACCGATAAGCACCGAGCAATACTCATACGACGGCTCGACCTCCCATCCGGAAAAAACCGTGGCGCCCGGCGTCAACTGCAACGACACCGCCTTTCGCGCAAGCAGCGACCCCAACAGCGGAACCCGCCGCAAATCAGCGGGGGCCTTCGCGTAAAAATCATGCAGCCCCGCATTCACCGCATCCGCCAGCCGCAGACTGTCGCCTTCGCCCATCTCGCCGACGGACGTGACGTTCAAGTGCTGCGCGAGCCGGGCGGTGAAGTCGCTAACCTTCATGCGGACTCACCCTCCGCAGCCTTGGCCGCAACCTTGGCTCTGGCCTTCGGTTTCTTTTCCTCGACGGGCGGATTTTCCTCGACGGGCGCGGGCGAAGCTCCACCCCCTCCGGAATCCTGCCCGGAAAGCTGTGCGGCAAGCTTCACATTGTCGGCGAACAACTGTTCCTTCTCGCCCTCCAGTCGCTTCACTGCGGATTCCAGATCGTCGGCACGCTTGACGCTGGCCTTGATATCCTCTGCGGCCTGCACGATCACCCTGTCGGCAGACTCCGCTGCCGCCTCCAGTTCCGCTACGCGTTCGCGTAACTGCACGGCCTCGGCGACAAGCACGGCATCGTCGCCGAAACCATCCGACACGATCACCTTCGGCACCGCAAAATTGTAGTTCCGCGAACGCGTGCAGAAAATATCCTCGGCCACGCGGTTGAATTCCTCCACCGACACCGGCGCGCCATTGAGCACATGCCGTTCAAGTTGCGCATTCCACACAAACTTGTGCGTCATGCCGCGCCCCGTGAAAAACACCACGGGCGGCCCGAACCGCGAAATCTCGGCCAGCCATACCAGCACCTGCACCCCCTGCTTCTGTTCTTTTTCGCTCATAGCAAAAATCCCCATGCATGGATGCGCCTTATGGTGGCCTCATGAGTCGCATCCGCCCCATGAGGCCCATCACAAACCAGCGGGCAGGCACCCTTGGCCTGCCCGCGTCATCACGTCACCACCGGCAGGTTCAGCCCCTGATAGGTGAGGGCGTGCTCGATCACTCGGAAGTGCGGCATGGACCCGTCCGCGCGCTTGATCGGTGCCTGACCGAAGACCGACGAAATGTAGGTCTTCATGAAGTGCCCGCCGTCCAAGGCATCCGACGTGCGCGAGTTGTTCCACTTGCCATAAGCGCGACCCGCCCCGCGCGCACCCAGCACCAGCGTGCGTCCAAATGTCAGACCCAGAGAATTGGTCTCGAGGATGATCGACCCCTCCGGATGCACATCTGTATTCACGGCAGCACTCCAAATGACGCCGCCAACCGTTGTGGCGGCGATCCCGCTGGCGGCGGCCGCGAGGCGCTGGGTGACAACGAGCTTGCGGCCATCGTTCACCACGTATTTGTAAAAACCCCACTTGCCCGCGTTCTCGCCACTCGTGTTGTAGATCAGCACGTAGCGATCGGTGCTGTCCAACGGGGCGATGTCGGCGGTCGTCCACTTGTAGCGATAATTCGAAAAATCCTCGAAATACATCGCGTTGTTCACGGCCGCAGCCAGCGCGGAGCCGCCGCCCGTGATTTCGAAGGTTGTCGTCCCTGCGACGATTGCATTGCCCAGCTTGGCGCGAGGATTCATCGGCGACCCCACCGGGCCAAACCCGGCATGATCCTGAAAGTTGAACTCGCGGATAATGTTGCCGTCCACGTCGACATAGTCGCCGGCAAACAGCTTGTTCTCGGGACCGCTGGTTCCGGCGTCTTTCAGGAAATCCTGATACTTGCCGGACGTCTTCAGCGCCACCAGTCCCTCGCCCGGTGCGCAGACGATGTAGCGTGCCACCTTGTTGCGCCCGCGCCCGACCAGTGCCGGACGCCCGCCCGCCGTCTTCATGATCTGCGCCCACGAGACGATGCCGTCCCACGAAATGACATCGCCGCTGCGCAGTGCCTCACGGTTCGGCTTGTTGTTGGCAAACAGGTAATTCTCGCCGTTGCCCTTGTGCTGATACATCTTCAGCAAGTGTTTGGTCTTCTTGCGACCCATCCACCGGCCCAGATTCACGTTTGTGTACGAGCCCAGCTCAGAGGCGAGCGCGGTGAATGTATCCGTGCGCTTGCTACGCTCCGCAGCCTTACGCACATAGTCGAGCGCGATCGGAAACGCACCGATGCGCATCTGTTCGGCCTTGTCGCCAGCAGTTTCGTCGCCGACGGCGCCGTCAGTGTAAAGTCCCTCGATCTCGCGAAGGACGACCGTGTCACCCTTGTCCTTCTCAAGCTCGCGCTTGATCTGGACGGCCGAATTGGCCGAAACCCCCTCAAACTCGGAGAAAAGATCCTCCTGTTGCTCGGCCAAGTCGGCCCCCTGCTGCCACATCTTCGGAAGAAAATCCGGAGCCTGTGTTTTTAAAGACTCGGCGCTGTTGACGCCGGCCACCTGAATTGGAGTAGGCATAAAATAAAACCTCCTGAAAAATTAACTGAATTGTTGTGTATTGGATAAAAACATCCGCGCGCTCCCTGCGCCCGGACAACTGACGGACACATGCCACTCCGCCCTCGATTACCGGCCCTCGAATTCCTTGCCGAGACTCCCCAGCTGCCCCACGAGCTCCTCGTAATCATCCAGCGAACTGACCTTGCCCAACACTCCGCTCAACACCTGCGCGGCAGGGATCTGCGCAGTGCGCGCCCCGCCACTCATGATGAACGCCTGATTCGGCAACGGAGCCGCGCCCGGAGGCGCCGCCACCACCGCCTGGCCGCCCTGCCCCGTCTGCGTCGCCTGCGCTGCTCCACCGGCGGGCTTGCTCGCCACAACCGGTGCCGCACTCGCACTCGCGCCCGCACCCGAAACACTGCTTGCCTTGACCGCGCCCACAGCCGCCTTCTTTGAGCGGGGCGCAATCCCCAGCTCATTGGCAGCCATCTGCGCAACCCGTAAAAATTTATTTGGATCGGAGAACAACGGATTACCCGTCTCCTCAAGATCACGATCTATCTCCTCCATGCGCTCCACGAGCTTGCTGCCCGCCAGCGCCACGTCAGGATAAAGTGCCACTGCATCCGCCTTCGACCGCAGCGCCACGGACCCCGCCTCCTTGCGTGCCGCCTCCTGCGCCGCCTGCTGTTCCTGATGCACGGATAACCTCAGGTCGAATTCTTTGCTCTGCAGGTCCACCAGCTCATCCTGAAGTGTTGCCGCCTCATCAAAACGCATCTCCTTGACGGCCTCGCGTGCCTTTGCGCGCTTTTCGACAATTACCGTCCGAGTTGCCGCCAGGTCTTTCTCTGCCTGCGACGTCTGCGATTGTCCGCCGCCCTCGCTGCCGGTGGCACCGGAGCCCGACCCGCCGACATCGACAATGCCCAGCTTCTGCTTCGCTCGCGCCTCCGCCTCGGCGAGCGACAGATCCCTGTTGCGGTTGAGAATAAAAATGGTTTCGCGCACCAGCGGAGTCAGCCCCTCCACGTCGATGCGCACACGCTTGCGTTTCCCTGAGGCAGCATCCGCGTCATCTGCGCCGGAATTGACTTCCCCCTCCGGATTATCGCCCTTCCCCGCACCCTCGCCAGCTCCTGCAACTTCCGCACCACTCGCACCGGCATCTCCAGCAGCATCGCCACCCTCGCCATCGCCGACAGCTGCGGCAGCATCGCCACCGGCCTTGCCGGACTCGCCACCGCCTGCGCCTGCCGCGTCGGCACCAGAGGCGGACGCCTCCGGCATGGAGGTCTGCGCCTGCGACTGCACGCCGCGCTCAATGCCGCCCTCGGCTACAAACCGCTCGTAGTCGTCAAGCGAGGTGATCGTCCCAACATCGTCAGAGTTTCCGCCACCGGGAGCCCCCTGCCCCCCCTGAACGCCGCTCTGGGCGCCAGCTTGAGCGGTGACGCCACCGGCATCGACACCGGCGGCAGACGCCGTAGGCGCAACACCATCAGCGGTCCCTGTTCCGTCTCCATTCACAGCAGTTGAGGCATCAGCAGACATCGGCGCGAATTGGGCGCATTAGGACACAAAAGTCAACACATCGTTGACTCATTTGCATAAACATTAATTCTCCCCCGCGTGAGCCTGGGAAACATTAAACTAAATCCCCTCGGTGAAGCCACGGAAGTCACCAAACTGCCGGACGGCCGCAAACGCATCCAGCGATGGTGGGAAGTCATCAGTGACGACTACGCGCCCAACGTCATCGAGGATCGCTGTTTCCAGACGTGGGGCACGCCGGACGGGCAGTTCAACGGCACATTCTCCGCCGCCATCGTCGCCGGACGCCCCGACAAGCACTACCCCGAATGCCTGCTTATCGATCAAGGCGTTCGCGGACCCAGCCGCCAGCAAGGCAAGGCGAGGCTGTTCAAGATTTACGAGGAGCTTCACCCCACCGACGAGACCCAGGTGGGCAAGCTGCGCGAAATCATCGGCGAGGACGGACGCGACTACCTCGAAGCGCAATTCATCCAGCTCTCCTCCGCGCCTCGCGCCGAAGGCGTTCGCGGTGTGACCCTGCCGCCGGGCCGAGCCGATGCCGTCATGTCGAGCGAAGTCTGCGATAACGACGGCACGCTCCGCCGCATCACGCGCCGCTACGCCATCGCCAGCGATGCCGTGGAGCCCCTGATCGACGGCGCGAACGAGACCGGCAGAGGCGACGACGTCTGGCAGGATGAGGACAACCGCCATCGCCGCAGGCGGACGTTCATCCAGAAAGCAACTGCCACCTACAACGAGCCTGTCGCCGGCACGCACCTCATCACCGTGAAAGGCGTGCACTACGTCAACACTGGCGAGCAACGCGGCGGCGGCGCAGCCGTGCGCACCATTACCCGCGAATTTCAGGAAGCCACCGCCGAGTGGACGCAGGTCGGACCGGCCATCCCGGCTACCGCAGCGGACGGACTCAAAACGATCCAGATCGTGCAAGTGCGCATCGGATACATCACCGGCGGCGACGTGCCAACCGTCGGCACCAGCACAACTCCAGACGGCGGCACCGACCTCAAACTTTGCCAGATTAGCGGCGAAGGCTCGTCCGTCGCCATCTCCCGACGCGTCCTCACCTACAAGCAGCCTGGCATCCTGCGCACGAGCGACAACGTGCGCAACAACGGCAAGCTCACCCTGCGCAGCGTCACGGCGTTTGGCGTTATTCCACCCACGCCGGAGGGATTCGTTGCCGTGGACGAGGGGACCGACGATCCAGAAGGCGCGCCCACGCGCACCTACACCTTTGCCCGCGGCGAGGGACTGATTTCCTCCGACCTCGACACCGGTGTCACGGGCGGGTTGCGCGCCTATAATACCCGCTACCTGACTCCCTACGCCGCCCCTGCCGAAGGCGCGGAGCCGCAAAACCCCACGCCGATGCCCAAGGCCGGCGCGCTCAAAGCCAGCGAAGAGTGGCAGGATGCCGACGGCTACGTCGTCTGGTCCACACGCTGGATCGTCGGCGGCAGGATCGAACTGACCGAGGACGAGGACGGACGCAAAAGCCTCGAAGCGACCTACCTGTATTTTGTCACACCCGACAACGACGACTTCCCCGACGTAGGCGATGCCTGCGAACCCATCATCGAGACCGACACCGAGGGCGAGGAAGGCGAAGGCGCGGCCACCGCCCCCGACGGCTCCCCCCACCTCGCCGAATCCGAACGCTACGTTTACGCGGGCCGCCGCGAAGGTTCCGCCTACGGATACAAGACCGCGATACTCCGATTTCAGGAAGCCACCGCCGAGTGGGCCCAAGTCGGACCTACAATCAGCGACTGGGAAATGAACGGCCTCGAACGCATGATCGTCCGACTCGTCGCCAAAGGCGGCACGGCACTGCCCGAGGCCGATGACATCACGATTGGATACAGCACACTTTCAGGCGAGAGTGCCGAGCTTACCCTTGGCGGCATTTCCCGCGCAGGCAGCAACCACGCCATCGCCCGCCTCACCCTCACCTACCTGCAACCCGGCCTCGTGCGGCGGCGCACACGTCAACTCCCCGCCGGTCTGCGAGAATTGCTGATCGAGACGTTTTTGTGGGGCAGCGAAGAGGTCAACGCGGCCCAAGGCGAGGACGGGGCCATACCCGGTATCCTCGTCGTTGACGACACCGACAACGTGCAAGGCTACCCCATGCGTCAGCTCCGCTGGATGCAGACCGCCAACGGCGGCGACCCCACCAACGGCATGGCGCAAGAATTCACCGACATGGTGCAATTCACCTACCCCGGACGCGCTCGCCCCTACTTCTTCAAGCGCCAGTTCGGATTGAAGGCGGGCGACACCATTGATCCGCTTCCCGGCGGCGGGCTCGTCATCCAGAAAATGCCGATACACTACGACTTCAACGTGATGACCTCCCCCCCGGTGCAGATCATGGTGAAGGCGACCATCTCCATTCGCTACTCGGAATCACCGGACATGGAGGACAACCCCGAAGCGCCCCTCTGGAACCCGGATAATTGGGCCATTCAGCAGCTTTCGTATCTCTCAAGCGGCGACTCGCCGGTGCATGGAATCACTCACCTGAAAGGCTACCGCGTCTATACCGATGCCGAGATGGCAGGAGAAGGCGATCCCGGCGATGGCGGCATCCACTGGGGCGGAAACGGCGACATCACAGGAGGCGGCCCATCCCCCCAACCTTCCACCGTCCCCATCGCCGTCATCGACGGGCGCACCAGTGCCTTCGATCCTGAATACCGCGGCCACAACACATGGAGTTTTGGCAACTCGTTCGGCTTGTGGGACTCGCTTGGCTACCGCACCGGTCCGGTTATCATCGTTTCGGGCGGACCGCCCGCACCCGACAACAAAAGATGGACGCTCAGCAGCAAGCCAGAGCCCGCGTTCGTCGGTGAGGACGGCAAGCAATACTGGCGCCACACGGTAGTGACGGCAACGATACCGAAGCAAACCCCCATTTTCCCGCTCGGCGACGACGCCAAGCCGCCCGGCGAAATCGGCTAAAGGAGACGAGGACATGGCCGAAGACACAGAAACCAAGACCAACGCGGCCACCCGACGCGACACCGAGGCGGCGGCGAAATCCACCCGGCGCGACACCCTCTCCGAAAGCTGGCGCGACACCCGCACGGCCAGGCACGCCGCCTACGAAACCCGCAAAGCCGCCCGCAAGGAAGCCAGATCAAACGCGGCGGCGATGGCGGTAGCCATGCCGCAGTCCGCCCCGCAACTTCCCCCTCCCCCCGACGACGAACCCACCTACCTGACGCCTTCGCCCCCACGCGGAGCCCTGCGCACCACCATCCTCGACATCGCCGATACCGAACTCGGCGGCGCTGGTGGTTACGGCTACGGTGGCTATGGTTACGGCTACGGTAATGGCTGGGCCGGTGGCTGGGGCGGTTGGGGCGGTTGGTAGTCTTGAGTGCCCTCATTTAGGTGCAGCAGGACCAGTCGGACGCTGACCGAGAGGAAGGATCGCAAAGTAGGACAGCCCGACATCCCGATCCACGAGCGAAGCAAAATAGCTGCTCCACAGCTTGCGCGGCGACTGGTGGCGAAGGATGAGCGAAGTGCGAGTCTGATCCCTATGCGCCGAAAGGTCATAGGTAGCGAACGAATGCCGCCAAGCATTGTTCGGCCATGCCGGCAGACACCCCGCCCCTTCCAGTTTCTTAAGCCTGCCCGTGATCGTCCACCACGTGCGAGGCCGTGGCGACTCAATCGGCCCCGGTTTTGGAGGATACGCCTTGATCCACTTCCAGAAATGAGGGTCAAGTGAATCGATCACCCAATCATCCCTGGTTTTGGAGCCAGGTTGAAGCTTTTCCTCACCGTCCAGAAACCATCCTGGAATGACAATTTTTCGCGCGCCGGCATTGATCCACTCCGATTGAAACCGCTGCGACTCCGCCCATCGAACGCTCACGAAGTATCTCAACACCGCCCATGTTATCAGCTTCGGGTAACGCTCTTCGATCAGTCGTAGTAGAGCGTGGCCCTGTTCGACTTTCAGAATGCCTTTTTTCCCTGTCTCAACTGAGGGCAAATCATCCTCACCAATCGTTGCGCATGGATTTGTGTCGATGACACCCCTACGCGCGAAATACCCGAACAGGTTATGCAAAGCCGAAAGGAAGTTTTTGACTGACCTACCACTTGCCCTCGTTTTCCCGTCCCGTTTTTTCAGCCCCAGCAACCAGTCGAGAATTTCGTTGCGATGGAATGAGGAGATCAAGCGCGAGCCGAATGCCTTCTCGAACACACCGAGCCGATATTTGAGATCGTCCGTGTGGTAATGCGAACGCCTGATGCCTTCCGTTTTCATTTCCGCCAACTGGGCGATGGCGCGAGTCACAGTCGGGACATCCCCCGTCAATTTCTTCGCGACGCGGTCGGCGTAAAATTTGGCGAGGTCTTCCATGGACACATCGTGACCTGTTTTTGCGATGATACCTCTGGCCGCCTCAACGTCCGAGTGGGCGGCGCGATCATAGGCTAGTGCGGCAATTCCGTGGGCCCTTGTAATTCTCTTGGAGGCCGCCTTCGCCTTGAGGGCATCTGACAGCGATGCATGGAACGTGCGTTTTCTTTGTCCGGTGGCATACGTAGTCAGGAGGTAGGGGGCGTTGCGGTGCGCCTCGTCATTCACGAGCGTGATGCCGCGAGGCAGAATTGTGGCTGTTTTTGTGGCTGTTTTTTTAAAAGTTTTTAAGGGCAT